AAATAAAGTTATATAAACTTAAATATCAGAGAGTTATAAATTATTCAGTAAACACTAATTAACTACGGATGACACGGAAAGCACGAACGTCTTTCCTTGCACGTCGCGACGAAGCGTTTTCGTGATTTTCGTGAAATTCGTAGTTTCTTATCTTTATTCCTCCTTGATGCCGAAAGGAGTGCCGTCGGCGAAGGTATATTTTCTCATTGTTTCATCGAGATCCCAAATATGATTACCGCTTATCGCAATACTCTTCATGTCTTCAGCAGCATCTACCACCGTGACCATAGAATAATGACCATCACTCTTGCTCTTGATCCAGCCGAACGGTTGGTGTTTCAGCATTTCCTTCCAACACTCTTCTGCGTTCTTAAACGAGCGGTACCTGGGTCCGGGCTTGATACGGTAGTCGTAAAAATCAGGTCTAAAAAGATGGTCTTCATCCACATCTACCCATTTATCGTTGAAATTAGGCTCTCCTGGATGTTCAATCTTAAAGCTAAGGTCTACGTCGTAATACTGGATAGTTTTGCCATTTACATACGCCTGCATAACATCCACCAACTGCTTTATTTTCTCTTTTCTCATTGTCTTCTACATTTTCGTTAGTACGTTATCGCTTGCTATGATTTTAGAATATTGTAGTAATCCTGCAATTCCTCGTCACATTCGGGTGGCCAAAGTGTGTGTACCTTCATGCCGTTGTTGTCGATAAGAGGTTTGGCTAACGGCAGGATTGCGTGCGGCTCTTTGTGCCACTCTATGACTGTTCCATCGTTGTATTTTGTAGGATTGTCATCAGAGCCATACTTTAGCAAAAAAATAAGTTTTTGCTGCATACAATATTTCAAATCAGACCATGACTTGCTACGTCCTAAATAGCCATTCACGACATATCCTCCGGCACAATACTGATAGGAGACACCATCGAGCCGATGAGAGTAGAGCGTGATGCCGGCTTGGGCGCAATAATACCTTAATGTCGCCCTTGTTGCATATCTTCCCATAATTCTCTATATTTTCGTTTTGTTTTGATTCAAATTAGAAGCTCAAAGCCGGGGGGTGTTCTTAAGAACTTCCGTTGCTTATGCCTATGATGTGTCCACCATCTAACGAGAGAGCCGCGGTGCCAATGCTTGCAATTCCCTTCCTCCTTCATGCCGAGAAGAACACCCTCGCGACTGAGACCGTAAGGACGGTAGGCTTTAACGAATTTCTTCAGTATGCGTCGCTTCATAATTTACTGTTGATTTATTATCTTTTGTTTCTTTCTAATTCCTCTCGGCTCTCCATGATATACATAATCTAATCTATTAGTTCAAAATCATAAACAAATACATAAGGATTGCTCTCCCAAGTGCCTTTGCCGGAAATACGGTCAATAAGGGAGGCGTAGGCCTCCTGCGGAGTGCGAAACGAAGAGTTAGCAAGACCGTGATACCAATAAGTCGGACCTTCAAGCCCTACGTTGTCGTCACGCCAAATGCCTTCTTTCAGGCAGCCTCCATTGCTAATGTCTTGCAGACGTTCTACGCTGATGTTGGTGATGCGGATATGATGGGGCATATAATCTGCACGGACAAACATCTTGTTGAAGCATCCTTTCTCGAATATAATACGTCCCAGAATTATTCCTTTTTTGCTACAAAGACGGAAAAAATCATCATCCATTGCCAGATCTTCATATTTCTGAGCAATGGCTACAGTTTCACCGAGTTTGTAAGCGGATTGAGCGAGAGGTTTCCCTTCGTCAAACAGACATGCCTTGCCTTTGTTAACTTCTTCAAAAGCCTGCCTAACTGTAATATCCCTCGATTTTCCTGCGGTATAGGCTATTCTTCTTGTCTGAGTCTTTCTGCCTTCAAGTACGGCCTGTGTTAGACCGTACTTGTCGTTGAACATAATCTTTTGCATACTCTATATTTTCGTTAATAAGCCATTGAATTTTTCACTTTTCGCTTTTCTCTTTTCACTTCGCCTTGCGAATCTTCTCCATCTCCTCATTCTCCTTCGAGAGTCGCTCCAAATGCTCCAGCACAAGCGAATACGACTGGTTGTTCACCTGGTCTTCGGTGAGCGAGGCGTATTTCTGCATGGTGGCGATGGTGGCGGTGTATATTTCAAGTGGGGTGGAGGGTCGCTGTGTGCGGTCGAGCTTTTGTACCTTGAACACATGGGGATAACGCCGTGAGAGGGTGTGCATCATGCCGGTCCACCAGAAGAGGATGGGTTGCCACTGGTGGTCGGGGAAGCGACGGAAGAGTGGGGCTTGGGTGTCGAACTGGCGGGTGTCGTAATGGAAATCATGCACCTTCAAGTTGGTGTTGGTGTCGATGAAGTCGATGCGACGGTTGAAGATGGTGGCAAGGAACATAGAGCGTGCCTGGTCTACGCTGTCGGCTTGCTGCGCTATCTGCTCGGCCGTGAACTTACCCATCTGCTTCATCTTGACAAGGTTGTTGGCGAGCGAGGTGTATTGGCCCATGAGGTCGGAGGCAAAGCGATATTGCTGCCATGAGAAGCCGTCCATATCCTGCGCCGGACCTTCGTAGTCGGTCTTGCGACGTAGTAGACCACGCTTGTTGCGAAGGCGAAGGGTGGGGTAGGGAAAGCGAGTGAGGTGAGCACCACGCTCGTTGTCGAGCCAGTCGAGCAGTCCGGCACCGGAGGCAAGATACTCAGCCGAGTTGCGATCGTAGGTCTTCGGCTTGGGGCTTAGCCAATAGTTGAGCTCCCATAGGTAGAGAGGGAAGGTTTCTTCCTCCTGCTTGCGACGGAAGAAACGGTTGCGACGGCTCGGGGGAGAGAGTCGGCAAGTGTAGTGTTGCTCTTCAAGAGGCTTCGACTCGTCTATGCCTTCCACTATCTCTATGCCCGACAGGACGAAGAAGCACGCTATCTTGACATTGCGCATGTCGAAGGTATGATAACGGTCGGCTCGCTCTATCTGCTCAAGCATAATGCGGGAGATGAGCTCCAACTGCTCGGTGCTACACTCGTTCCATGAACGAGGCAACATAAGGTTGATTTTTCGTTGTGTCATAATTTTCGGGTTTCTTTCATAGGCAAATTTAGGCGTTTTTAATTTGGTGGGGCGGACATCGAAAGCGGACAACGAAGGGGAAGAACAACGAATTTCGCTAATTGCACGAAAAAATATAAGCCAACAGAAGACACAAAAGAAACAGAAAGATAGTACAAGTTTTCTGCTAATTTCGAGTTTCCGTTGGCTTAAAACAAATGTAAAATTCAAAATTTAGAGCGTGGCATGTAGGGCATTATAGTCCCATACCTTAGTGCAGTCGTCTTCGCATGGCTGCCAGTCGTCATCACAAAAGTAGAAAGCGTAGGCGGCTTTGATTATCTCTTCCTCGCTCATGCAAGCGCATAGGTCGGCATACATAGAGTTGAAGGCGACATATTTGTCCCATGCGTTGACGTTAGCGTGAAACTTCATGCCCTTAGTCAGCTCGTCTACCTTGAGACGGGTCCAGTGTGCGCCTCCGTCGGTTGGCATACCCTCTTCATCGTACATGCCGCTATAGACGAGGGCGTTCACATCGTGGTTGGCCATCTTCTCAGAGTAGTGCCGTCCGTAGAGAACGGCGTGCTGACGGCGCAGGATGTGCCAGTAGAGCTTAGGGTCGGTCTGCTCAAGCGCAAGGAGGTCGGTAGAGAGAGTTTCTACTGCTGCCCACATCTTCTTCTCGGTAGCCATGCCATTGGCACGAGCCTGTTCAATCATCTGTTTGTAATTCATTTTGTTTGAGTTTTATATGTTTAACATGTAGGGCAAATGCCCCGAAAATGTGGGACAATCAGACTTTTTTGCACAAAGGCATGCAATACAGGAAAGAATGTCTGCGCCTCGGGCTTGCTTTCTGCCTTTGCCTCAGTGGTCGAGGCGGTCGGTTGTGTGTCTTTCTTTTTCATATAGCTTTGTGAATTTTCGTTGAAGGATAAGCAGCAACAACACAAACCAGTTTGACAGATATGCCACAACAATAGCCGCCAATGCCGATGTGTAGACATCGTGGCCGAGGTAGAGCAATGCCGACATTGTAACCCAAAAGGTGAAACACTGAGGGCACGATGCCACCTTGTCAACAACACGGGCAATGGCTTCGGCCAGTCCGAGGTGTTGGGCGAGCGTGGCGGCTATCATGGTGGCTATAGCTATCAGAACTATCATGGCTTTATGTAGTTACAAGGGTGAGCGTTACGGGGCAGTCGGAAACAAAAGTCTTGGAACAGTTGCAGCACGATATGCGTGCAATGCCGTTCTGGACGGTGCCCACAGCTATTGTTGCCGAATTGATGGCGGTGGCACTGAACACAGGAATGGTGAAGTCTTGCGACACCACTTGTGAGCGTGTGTAGCACGAGCCGCAGTTGCAAGGGATGTAGTTTATTACGCCCTCAACGTGAATGACGATGATATACTGTGATGTGCCTACATTGGCAATGCTCTTGACGGAGAATTTCGGAGCGAACACGGGAGTCTCGTCTACACAAGCCGGGGTGCAAAGCTGCTGTGTGATGTTGACATCATAATAGGGTGCGGCGGCGGTTGCACCTGCCGCAAGTGTGGCTATGATGATAGCCGGAATGGTACGTTTGTTCATAATCGTTTCTGTTTTATTATAGCGACGATGCTTGCCGCCGCTGGTGTTGTTACTCTGTTTAATGTTTTACATGATAGCCTTGCGTCTGCTCTACGGGAAGGTTCTTGTCAAGAAGATCGGCAAGCTCGTTGAGGTCTTCCTCCTCAAACGTCACCATGCCTTCGAGCACAGACAGCGGTCCGTTACCGCGCATCTTCTCCACTATGTCGTGTGCCATCTGCGGTATGCTCTCTTCGGGTATCTGACCGAAATATCGGGCAAGCATAGGTGCGACGAGCGAGTTGATGATTGGCTGGATAAGCGGTTCGATGTCCTTCTGTAGGGCATAGTTGCCACTAACAATACCTAACGAGCTGATGGTGGCTTGCAGAGACTGAAGCATGGGTAGGCGCATGAGGTTGCCTGCGGCTATCTGTGAAATGGCGGGTCGTGCCCATTCGGACACGACTGCCGCCAAGATTTGTGAGTTTTTGTATTCCATATATACAACAGGATTACATCATTCTCTTACTGATTGCATCCGCAACCGCAACCACAACCTGTCTGGCATACGTTGGTTGAAGGGATGAACAACTTGGTTACGCCCGACAACGATGCCACCTGCGACTTGAGCACGTCGATGCTTGCGTTGGCGGCGGCGTTGTAAGCCATCTGCTGTGCGTTGACGGCTTGCTGCGCATCCTTGTTTGCGTCTACCTTGTCTTCTACACGGCGCAACTTCGTGTCGAGATACTGTGTCACTTCCACGAGCTTCTTGTCGGTGTAGTTCTCGCTCTTCTGAATTGCGAGTTCGGTCTTCAGAGTGCTGTTCTCCTGGATAAGGTTAGTCTCACTCTTAGTTACGAAACGCGCGTCAGGGTCGGTAGGATTGGCGGTCATGCCGTTGTTTCTACCCATGCCCAGAAGCGAGGCGCTGCCTCCCAATAGGCTCGTTGCCAAGCCTGCGATGCCGAGACCCAGGGCTGTGTTGCCGAGTCCCTTGCTGGCAACATCATAGTTGCCGTCATTAGTTTTAATCTGCATAGTTGTTTGTGTTTGGTTGGTTTCGTTCATTATTGAACTTATTGCAAAGGTATGGGAGAAAGTGGTGGGAGCGAAGTGTTTCTTATTAAGTGTTCTTGAGGTGATATAACGTATAATTTCGACTAATACTTAAATAAAAAAGCCTCACGCTGCTAACGTGAGGCTCGGTTCGGTATAAGATTTTCTAATGACTATCGGGGTGGCGGTTTGAACTTTCCTTGTGAATCTTCGGCTACAGAAATGTATGGCACCACTTCTTCGCGAATGATGTCGAGAAATAGTTGTGCGGCACGCTTCTTGGGAACGTCCTGCATACAGTGGGCGTTGCTCATCAAGTGCTGTTCGAGTCCTACGATTGGACGCGCTACAAGGGTAGGGTGATTGCGCAGGTAGAGCTTAGGCATGAAGGTGACGTACTTGGTTTCTTCCACCGAAGCAAGAGCTTCGTCAGGGTCGCTGATGATGCACTTGATGTTGAGCTTATATAGGTCACGCTGTATGTATTGATGAAAAGTCTCAATGGCACGTTCACCTACGTCAGGCATGATGATGGGGTGCTTCAGAATGTCCTCATACGACACCTTTGAGAGTGAGGCAAGCGGATGAGTGTCGCGCATAATAGCATACACGTTAAAGGGTATGCAGGGTCTTGACTCTATTCCTTCGTGACGGTATGCCATATTCATTGTGAAAGCAAGATCTAACATGTGCGCCCTTAGCGACTGATTTAGAAGATATGCTTTGGTGAAGTCAGCATTGATACGCACGTTGGGGTATCTCTCCATGAATATCAATGCTGCCATACGAATATACGGAGAAATAAACGAGCCTACACCAATGCGCAATTCGCCGGTCATGCAGTTGTTGAGGGCATTGATTTGCTCTTTGCAGTCCTCGGTCTGCTTCAGTATCTCTTTGGCACGAGGCAACAGGGCTTCACCACTTTCGGTGAGCATAATGCCGTGTGATGTGCGAATAAGCAATTTGCAGCCCAACTCGTCCTTCAGGGCACGAATGTGCTGGCTTACCGCCGACTGGGTGACGCAACAACGTGTGGCAGCTGTACTAAACGACTTTGTTTCGGCGACATAAACAAAGGAGCGTAAATGTCTTAGTTCCATAATCTCTATATTTTTTAGTTATTCTTCGCTTGCAACAATGTAAGCAAAAAAACTTTTCTAATTGCAAAATTAGCATAAATAATAATATTATGTTACGTTTTGCTATTAAATATGCTAATTCTAAAATTAAATGTAAAAATAGCTTATGGGCGAAGAACAAAAAATACGGTTTACACAGATACGGAAATAATCGGAAAATTTCCGCATCCACGTTATACAAATAAAAAAACCGCATCTGCCCGTCTTTATACTAAAGATTGACAAATGCGGAGAAATATGACTTTGAAGATTTTTAACCGTGAGCGATCATTTTACGCTCTTCTTTGCCGTCGTTCCGTCTTTTTCGTCACTTGCACCAAAGAAAGAAGGATTGGCATCGTCGAGCACTTCTTTTGCGATATTGTCCTCGCTCTGCTGCTCAATATCGCTTACTCTTTTTTTGAGGCAAGGAGCGAGTCCCAACCACCGGTCTCAGGCTCTGCAATCTCATAGCGTCCGTAGGCTGTAGGCTGGAGAGAACCGCTAAGTTCAACCTGACGGTCGTCCTCAGCTTTCTTACCAGTGTCGCCCTTGATGCCACCAGAAGCATACTCAAACTTGTGCTGAGCGTCGTACACGATGATGCTCTTCGCGCCATCCTGGATGATATAGCCAAGGTCGCGGTTGTTCAGAGCACGAGTTACCTCTGCCGAATCGGCGTTTACACTCTCAAGCACATAGTCAAGCTGCTGTTTGAAGCCTTTTCTACGGCCAAGGCTCTCAAAAGTATGTCCCTGACTGCCCTCTTTGCACTCAAATTTGTAAAGACCCTTACCTGTGTTGAACGACTCGGTGGTCAGCGCAGGATAAATGTTTTTTTCTGCCTTCAAAGGAGCTTTGAGGTCGCCCTTGTCAAAAACATACACATTAACGCCAAGGCCACCAAAATTCTCTAAGCATTCGTCAGCGGCGAAAACATTCTTGATCTCAGGACATGTTGCTGTTACTGCCATATTCTTATAAGTTTTTGTGTTGTTGTGTTGATTAAAAAGAAGGGCGACGGGTTAGCATATTCCGTCAGGTCAGCCACGACCATCGCCCTTGATAATATAGAGTGAAAGAAACTCCGTTAAGGATTAGCCGTTCTTCTTGAAGAAGGCTATCAAGCCCATGCTCATGCCAGTGGCAGTGATCTGGATCTTCTTCTCGGTCGAACCATTGCTCCAGTTTACAAACTTGTAGTTGGTGCCGTCAGCTGCCTCAAGCGAGATAACCTGATTTACAGAAGTCTCGATAGGATCCTTGTAGGGAGTGCCATTCACCTTCACTGTTCCGTCGATGTTGCCCGCGTCCTGAGCGTTGGCCTTAGCGAGAGTAACAACGAGGTTAGAGTTGGTGTAATCACCAGCTACAAAGTCAGGATTAGCGAGATTACCATCCGACATTACAAACGAGTGTGCGTAGGGCACCTTCAGGCCGGCTCCCTGAATTGACTGAATCTGGAGTTGGATTTGGCGCAAATCTGTGTCCGTGCCGACCTTAACGCCCACATAAGTCTCGTTGCTAAGTGTATCTACACCGTAAACAAGGTTCTTCGGTACAGTGGCGTACATACGGTCGCCTACACCAAAGTCAGAAACAGGACAGATTGTAACCTTTGACATGCCAGGCAAAACGAAGTTGCCACCTGCGTCATAATCAACCTTGTAGTTGCCGTGATACTTGTTAGCATAGCCGGCTGCGATGTTATGAGCAGTGATTTCATTCATATAGACAAGGGTCTTCTGCTTGCGCAAACGAGCGTCCCACTTCAGATACCAGTTGTAGAAGTTGTCGTAAGGTGTAGAGTCGTTGTTGTCAGCAGGAGCGTCGATAGCCTCGCAAGGAATGAGGTTGCCGTTAGCCTCAGAGATAATGCCAGCCTCGATGTCATGCTTGATGCAGGTGTGAATACCGTCATAGAGAGCCAATGCCTGGTTGTGGGCAGGAACATTTTCCTTGCCATCGTCGAGCGAGATGTCGCCAAACCAGAAGTTAGCGGCAAGGTTATCGGCGTAATTGCGAAGGATTGCTTCTACCGCTGCTGTTGACATCGGGTACTGACCCTGAGCGTCCGTACCGAATACTGTTTCACAATATGCGTCAATAGAATCGGTAAAGTGATCCCAAGTAAGACGGGCGACAAGCGTACGCTCAGTCAAAAAGCCCGCCTGACTGTTTACTACTGAGTGAACGTCTTTACGACGGGTTGTACCACCCTTGCGGAGAAGAATGTGGAAGGTACGCTTAAACTGCATACCGCTGATAATGTCAATACCAAGACGGTCGGTCTCTGCGGGATCGGTATAACCAATACCCGTAAGGATTTCCTGAGAAACCTGCTCGGCTACATGCTGAAGCGCATCCTTACCGATAAAGTTGTTGGGAAGTGTTGCCATAATTGTTTGTGTTTTTGTGTTGTTGTTGTGTTGTCTGTTTTTGTGTTGGTTGAGGGCTGAGGTAGGGAAATACTATTCCTCACCACGCTTGAAGCGTTCAAAGGCTTCTCTGCGTTCGACGTTAGTCTTGTACTGACTGGGGTCGAATGTGCGCAACTGCCGGGTCTTCACTCCCTCGCCATTGTTCTCAGGAGCATTGCCAGCGTTCTGCTCTGCGCCAGCATCGTGGGTCAGCTCGTCAATCTGAGCCTGTTTGTCGGCAAGCGACTGCTCGGCTGTGGCGAGTGCGTCCTTTGCGGTCTGAAGGTTTGCCTCGGTCTCAGTCTTAGCTACTGTAAGGTCGGCAATCTCCTTGTCCTTTGCCTCGGCGAGAGCTTTCAGCTCGTCGTCCTTCTTGGCAAGAGCCTCGGTGTGCTGTGCGTTAAGGTCGCTTAGTTCTTTACTGTGAGCCTCGTTAGCCTGGGCGAGTGCGGTCTCCGCGACTTCCTTTGCTTCGTTAGCTGCGTTTACATTTGCGGAGAGTTCATCAAACTTGCCCTGCAATTCTGCGAGAGCGTTCTCCGCTGTGGTGGCTTTCTGCTCGGCATCAGTCACCTTCTGCTCGGCCTCCTTCATGTGGGCTTCGAGAGAGTCAAGAAGAGAGGCGTTCATATACGCGCCCTCCTCCGTAACGGCAATCTCGCCATCCTGCAATCCACAAGCCTTGCAAATAAGAGGATATTTCTCCATATTTATATTAGTATTTGTTTTGGTTGCTGTGGCATCAGCTTTTGAATTCGAGTTTGCATCCGCAAGGAAACGATTTACAATCTCAGAGAGGGTAGACTGTCCGTCATTGAGTATGCCTTCCACTTCCTTCGCGTCGAATGTTGCTCCATGAAGATGCTCGTCAGTAACATTGGGGCGAGCCGCTTTTACATCCGACATAAACTCCTCGCAAAGAGAGTCAAGATCGGATTGCAGAAGAGAATAGTCTCCGTCGGTCGCCTTGCGATACCACTCGTTTTTGTTGTAACTTTGTGTAGCATACACCTCATTCCAAGTCTCGTTTGTATAGACGTTCTTCTCGCCCGACTTCATGGTGTAGAAACCTCCACAAACGCCGATTGATCCAAAACCGTCCTTTACGTTCACATAATAAATCTCGTCGCAAAGAACAGCAAGATACATTGCAGCCGAATAGCAGTCGCCGTCAACGAGAGCAACAACCTTCTTGCCCTGCTTGTGAGCATAGTCAATAGCGTACTTGTAATCAGGAATAGCGTTCCCAGAACCGCCGCCGGAATTGATGTAAACGACGATACCCTTACACTCCTCATGGTCGGAAGCCTGTATCATCATGTCGCGAAAGTCGATTGATCCGTAAGAGCAAGCATCACCGTTACGGGTAATCGGACCGCAGACGGGCAGCACGGCTACAAGCTTGTTGGTTTCTTCGCTCGGTTCGCGTCCATTGCCTTCATCGTCGTTTGAAGACATGGAGAATTGCAACTTCTCGCCATTGGCTGTCATACCAATAGCGTATGCCATGCGCTTAACGGTCTGCTCCGCTGTAAGGGCAATGCGACCAGCGATGTTCTCCTGTATGCCAATGCGCAAGGCATTGAGCATCGGCGGGTGCATCATCCAGTATTTAGTAGTGGAGAGTTCAAGAAGTGTAGTTATCATCTGAATAGTTTTTGTGTTGTTATCCTGAATACAACCTTATTGCCGGTTGCTTTTTCCAATTGCAAAATTAAAGACCGCCGTCTTTAATTTTAGGACAAGAAAAAGCCGCTATCCTCACGGACAACGGCTGAAAAATGAAAATTTGTTCAAAAAAATACTATTAACAATGTCTTTTCTATTTGATTAAAGTAAGTCCATTTTTATAAAATCAGACAGAGCCTGTGCTTTTATGGAAATTGTCGCTTCGGTTGCTGTCTGCGAGTACGAAGATACGCTGTTGCTTGCAAACGTGCCGGGCATGGTGTAGCACAGCAGAAGCGATCCGTCATATCGGCGCAAGACGACATAAAAGTCGGCATGTGCCACATTTTTCACTATATCGGGCACCTTTTTATACCCTTTTTCGACATTAACGCTTATATCATAGGTATATAAGAGTCCCAACGTTGCCTTTGAACTTGACGATTTTGCTGTAAAGCTGCTCGCCACAATATCCTCATTCTCTACTGAAGAAATATGAAGAGCTGGGGTTTTAGGCAACTGACATTTGTTCATCTCGGTCAGCTGTCCCACATTAAAAGGTATGGGCAACACCGTCTCTTTAGGGGTGTAAAGATACAAATCTGACACCCCGTCAAGGAAAGTTTCTAAACATTTTTCCGCTTCAACCATTTTTAAATTTATAAAAGTCCGTTTTTTAACATATATTATACAGGACGTTAACAGTTAGTAACAGTTAATCCCATTTTATTCTCTCGAAAGAAAAAGCCTTCTCCTTGCTGTCAACAAACTGCATGTCGGCGCATGAGTAAGACTTAAAGTTGTTGTTGTCTGCTGCAAACCATCTCTCTATGATGCGTCTCAAGTTGTCTTTTTCCGATTGGGACGGATCCATGCCGTAGCGCATAAGAAAACGCTCGAGCATGGTCGCGTGCTTTCGACACAGCACCGTGTTGTTAGACGTGCAAAAGTCAAACGTGGCCAAGGCCCATTCTACAACGCAGCGTTTAAAGTCGTTATTCAGACATATCATTAGATCCCTAACTCCATAGTAAGGTAAATTCCATGACGGAGTTACCTGTTTTACGACATCAACAAACTCAATTTCTGAGGGCAGTTTTACGCATAAATAGTCAACGCTATCACTCTTGTTGTAATCGCGGATGCCGTTCAACCGTTGTACCTCCTCAAAGGTAAGATATTCTGCCGAGTTGCGATGAAAAACAGGCTTACCGTCGAGAGGAGACTTACCCATCATCATGTTATGCCATTGCTGATGTGAAAAACACTGCATGTTTATAGTGTTTCTGAGTGATTCGCTATTGGATAGATAGCTCCACATAATGCGATATTCTGGCATATATGCGTTGAACACCAACGGCTCGTCAGGGGCGAGCGTGTGCTTCGGGTCGCGATGACGGAAAAACTGGCATCGGACAGCGGGCATGCGAAGATAGATGTTTGGCATAACTATTCTTTTTTAGCTTTTTTACGAGATTCTCTATACACGGCCAGAAGCAGATCAGTCAGAGTTAGACAGTATGTTGTTTCGTTGTCCTTTTTCAGTGTCAGCTTCTTCTTTGCCATGACAGTCTCCATCTTCTCGCGCTGAACACCGTTAAGCACAACATAAAGTTTGGCTGCATCGATAAACGCACCACCTGCTTCGGTGTGACCTATAAAGCCTGGGAGGTGTGCTGCTTCAAGAAAAAAGGCTTTGTTTTCTCCAAAAAAGATCTTTAGAGCCTCTATGAGGTCTGCCTCCGTATGTGTTGTGACAGCAGGGTGCATCTTACGATATTTTGCCGTATAGGTTTTCAGACGCTTGCCGACATAATCGTTTATGGAGTCGGAATATTCAAAATAGAGCTGCGCTTCGGGCGAGGTCTCGTTTTTGAATCGGGCCGAGTTGAAGAAGCCGCGAAGCTGCTCAAGCACCTTGGCGACGGCATCAAACTGGTTAAACTCCATTTTGCCGTCAAACAAGACGTTCATATCCGCTTTGATGTCAGTAACAATCGACTCAAGCAGATCAGCAAGGAACGTCACCTTGTCAAGGTTGCAGGCCAAACGGTCAACACGTTCCTTGATGCCGTCCTTTTTGTAGTTTACATAATAGCGCAACAAGGTTGAGAAAGACAGAAAATCGTAGGAAACGGTAGACCGAAGATTTGTCTGAACGAGTGAGGAGAAAACAGCATCCGCCAACTTGCGGTCACTCTGTTGGATGATCTTCACGAGATTTATCATTTCGCTCGTTCCCGGACGCAAACGGTCTGCCGACATGACAAACCTGTTGCGCTTGTCAACAATCTCGCAGAAGGCGGGAGCATGGAACAGCACGTCCAGCATCTCGGCATATTTCTCTACGGGAACATCCTTGAAGTTGAATGTGTAGATAGTGGGCTGTTGGCGCACAAGCTCTTCACGCGATATTAAGGGATTTGATTTGGTCATAAACTGCTCTATTTATCATAAGAAGTGTTATTGCCTCAAAATTAACGGTTGTCTCCATCACCGTCAATCAAACCGCGCTGCTGGCGCGATTGCAATTTTTCAAGGTTCTGACGGCACACATCTTCAAGACTGAAACCAAGCACGGAACAAAGTCCGGCCATCTGCCACATAACATCGCCACATTCTTTCTTTATGTCGTTCATTTCCTGCTCGGTCACGCCATGAAGGGTCTGTGTCATGATGCGTTCGCCGTTCTCGTCTCGGTCGCTTGTGCCGATAAACAGCTTGCCTTTGCGGATGACTTTTGCAAGCTTAGAGAGAAGTTCACCCACTTCGCCGCACAGGTTCGTTGACATATAGGCAATGTTGTTGCATGTAGGCAAACAGGTGGTCATTGCCTTCTCCTGATATTCATTTAATGTTAATTGCTGCATAATGTTTTTTATGTTCGTTATATTTCAAAATCGGGTAAATATACACGCATACGCTCCAGTATCTTGTTGCATATCAGTTCTGCTACCAGATATGCGTTAGGATGCGGTTTGCCGGTTGTGCCATGATAGCGAAGGTCTATGATGTTCTTCCAGTCGGCAATGGTGTAAGTGTATGCCACCACCGTGTAGGTATCAAGAGGCAGAACGCCACGCGCATCCTCGGGTTTCAATCCTGCCTTCAGCAGTCGGTTATAGCCCCATTCACACACTCGGCATACAAAACTGTAGACCATGCGCTGCCAACGTGTGCCGTTAATGTACCAATGTGGACGTGCTATCTGCACGCCACATTTCTTCTCCAGATTGCAGTAGCGTGTGCTCTGCTCGGCTATGCTGTTGGGTGACGTGCGGTTAAGCTCGCGCGATGTGCTTATCTGTGTGGTCACTACCATCGTCATACGGATAATGGAGAATGCTTCTTCACACTCATACTTCTGCGCCTTCTCTATAAACTCGTCTTCGCTGACACCATACGATCTAAGCGCGTTCATCAGGCTCTTGTTCTCAAGCATGAACTGCATGTTGGTGCTGATCCATACCTTATGGTTCTTTATGGCATAGTCGATGTAAGGCGAAGCATTCAGATACGCCCAAATGTGGTTAGGAAGGCCCTTTCCGTTGGGCATGAAAAAGTAGACGGTGCCGTGACGATACATCGAGCGATGTCCGCTGTCCCAGAAGCCCTTGCAGCGTTCCTCGTCGCGCTTCTGAATGAAGGCTTCCACCTCCTCTTCGGTCATTCCTTCTTCGGGCTGCTTGCCCTTAGCCTTGTAGCATATTCTGCCCACCCTTGCTATATGTTGCGCAACAGTGGTCTGCTGCCACCACTCTATAGATGGTTCTGTAAATTTCATTGTTTATATATTTAAACTTTAATCAGTAAAATGCGTGGTTTCTAAATCATACGGATCGAGATGTTCTTTGACAAACGGCATGTAGCAAACACATCTTGCTACCTCAAAGCGCAGCTCTTTTAGATCCTTAGAGAAGTCATTGTATATACGATCATCGAAGCTAATATCTGCGGCCAAATTCAGACGTTCTTCGTCTCTCAATATCCGTACGAGTTTAACACCTCTTGTCAGACGTGCCGCTGCTACACTGAAGACGTAAATAGAATAGACCGTAATTTCGGGATGATGTTTTTTCAAGTCAACCAGCCCTGCTTCGTCTATCACATAGATGGCTATGCCTTTTATTTGGTCTACCGTAGTCCAATACTCATAGCCTCCATATTGGGTATAAGCTAACATCTTTTCGCGAGGCACGTCACATTTATCTACAAAATAATGATCCTCGCCGGCAACCTCGCCAAAACGTCTCGGCCGTGTGGTGTAAGAACAGATAACAGGCCAGTCTGTCATCTCCGACATCATCTTTGCCACGGTATCTTTGCCCGCACCACTCGGACCGGTAATTGTTATCAGTTTCATCTCGTTTTTTGTTTAAATTTTAACATTTGACCAATCAGTAAAGAATCAGTAAACATGAAGTGAACATGAAGTGAATACGCGTAAAATACGCGTAAGCCTCATTTTTTGCGAAAATCGGGATGTTTTTGCCATTTTTCGAGTTTTCAGTTTAACACTTGTGAAAAAGTGTTTATAAATGATTTTTTTCATTTTCACTCCTTCAACTCACTCCAAACCCGCCTACAAATCTGACGATAGGTTTCCTCTCCCAACGCCACCTTACAGGCATGAATGAGATAGTTATATGTCACGGTCTGACTGCTACCCAACTGCTGCCATTTCAGGTTTGTCTGTGCTTCATTATATTTGGAGCTGCATCTTGATAGTTGGTGGAAGAGGTCAAGTCCATACGGATGTAATCGTAATGCCCATCCCGCTTTCACCCATTCGTCATAACTCTCGGTGATATTCCGATGGTTGCCCACAAGCTCCTGCACGATAACCTCGATCAATCTGTCTTGTACCCGCTGCTGTTCCCAGAAATTAGAGTTTCCTTCTACTTGATAATCTACATTCGCATGGTGCGAGCGATACGCTTGGCGTGAGGCCAAAGAAACAAGCTGAGCTTGCTCACTTTCCAGTCCCTTATACGGCACCACATTTTCATTTATATATATATGCTCAGCATCGTCCCATGAAGCGAAGCGTACACGCCCAATGTTACTGCAAGCCTTGTCGAGCGTGATGCCGATAGCGGCATAGTCTTTGAGCAGAGCCTTGAACTGGTCTTTGTGCCGTTCGGGATAAGCCAGTTTTACCAAGCCGAAATATCCGCTGCCGGAGCATGACCGCATCAGCAAGGCTATCTCAGGACGAAAACGGCATATCGTGCGCACATTTTCAAAATTGCTCATTTGCGTATTGTCCGCAAGATCGATGTCGATGGCGAGCCAGCCGGTGTGTTGCTTCAGATGTGTTTCTCGGCGGCTCACCATTACCCGCTGTCCCGGATGCGTAAGGCTGTCATCCTCATAGAGGGCGAACAAGCCGCTAAGAGTGGCTCCAGGTAACTTCTTCTTAGTCTTGATATACTCAGGCATCTTCTTGGCTTTGCTACCAAACTCCTTGCGCATAGCACGAAGTCGCTGCACATACGGTTTCCAACGATCCGTTAAGCAAAACTCACGGATAGTCATCTGCTGGATGCACTCGCCCGTCTCGCGGTCAACGAAGCGACCTTTGGCATCAGTAGCATCTTCATATACTGAGCAAATCTCGTCGAACATATTAATAATTGTCATTTTTACCGTTTCAAAAATAAGAATTATAATTAACACTACCAACTTTTTCTATCGTATTTAACTTTTATTTTATTTACCAATAATTTTTACTGTTGTTTTAGCTGTACAAACCTAAAGTTTAATCTTGAACATTTCTCCCTTCAAATGTCCCAACTTGCCGTTTTGAGTCCATTTTTTAGAAAAACATCAAAAAATGAAAAGTCCGTAATTTTGAAAAACGCTTCCGTTGTCCACCAAAAATCCACTTCGTGACCCCCCAATGAATTTTTCAAAAAGTGATTTAACTTTCTAATTTTCCGCTACTTATCTATTAAAAGTTTAAAAATGGGGTAATTTTTTATATACTTATACGAGCGCAAAGAACAAAAAATATAGAAAGAATAGTAGAAATAAGGCATTTTATACGCAATTTTCTCTCACCTTAGTTGCTTTTATCTTCCTTACAACTTACTAAATGTCAATTATTTACGCCATAGGCGTTAATGCTACTAACCATATCATTAGGGTTAGGGAGTTTTGAAAATGGGAAAGAAAGAAAATTGGCAAAATTTATATAGGGTAGTAGCGTTTTTTAGTAGATTTATGGACTTTTGATGGATATATTATATGTAATGTCCGTGATTTTTAAGGAGTTACAAATGTTTGTAGGTTTAAACTCTGGGGACGGAAGTTTATTCTTAAATAAGTGAGTAAAGCGGAAGAAAACGCGAGTGAAGCTAAAGGAAAAGGTCGCCTCGCCTGACGGCGCGACGACCTGATATATGCTTTGCTAATTGCAAAAGGTAGCGCAAGAGAAATGCTTTGCCGCTTGCGAAAAGTGTGGCGCAAGGGAAATGCTCTGCTACTTGCGGATTGCAGCAAAGGCAGCTTGCGACAGGCTATTTGTTCTTCATAAACTGATTTGCTTTTGTCATGCTGTCATACAGCTTGCCACGGCCATACATATCAATCTTGGCTTCGATTGGCTGCTCCAAACGTTGCAGGAGCGTGTTTACGGCTTGCAGAAGGGCTACGTTGGTGTTAGCTTGGTAAGACACCATTTCATCGCTTACAGAAGCTCCTGCGGCTACCGTGGGGCTTGTTTCGGCTACATTGCCAGCGTCGTAGGCGCGACGACCTGAATAGTTGCGGTCGTAATTGACGAGAACCTTCAACAACTGAGGATTGTTCATCATCATTGCCTGGGTTGTCTCACGTCCAATTACCAACTCGGGACCATTTTCGGCTACCAGGGACGGATGACCGTTGATGGTGGTGGCGGTAGGACGTGTAAGGAGGTTTACGCCGTCGTGTGGCTTATTGTCCTCGGTTGCCCAATAAAGACTACCATCGTTGCCGACGAACGGACGGAGGTCTTGCACGTTGCCGGAATCATAGGTGAGCATACCCGACGTTACCTTCATGTTTGATTTTTTGTTTGAGCTGCTCTTCTTGCTGAAAGCAGAGCTGATAGCCCACTGGAGCAAACCATTTAAGGTTGCCGTGACAACAGCAGCCGCGATAGGGCCAGCGATAGGACCCAGAAAGTCGAAACACTTGGCAACGGCACCTGCAAGCGAGAGGTTCACACGCGCCTCTGTACTATCCGCCTCGCTCTTCACGGCCTCGTCATCGGTCTTCTTTTTAGCCGCTATAGTCGTTGCAAGCACCTGCTCGGTGCCTGCAAGCATGACATCTTGCCCGATCTTTGTTATCTGCTTCTGATCCTCGCTACCCTCTTTTGTTGTCTGGGTCATGTTCTTCTGGCCCTTCTCCACAGCCTTTTCCTGATCTTTGACTCCTTTTTTCTTTATTTCGGCAAGCTCTTTTTGATGTTTCTTTTCATCTGAAAGTTCCTTTTTGGGATTCTTCTTATCCTTATCATCTTTCTTACCAACCTCGATGTTAGCGTTAAGAAGCGCATTTGCACCACCCATAGCAATGGCGGCAGCCGCCTCGCCCATGTCACTATTACCAGTGGCAACATCAACGGCCGCAGATCCGATCTGTCCTCCAAGACCGGCTACCTCCTTATTATAATCATCAATCGTTCCGTCAGGATGACGTTTCTGCCATGCTCTTGGTGGTTCGTTGGTTTGAGGAACACTACCGTCGGGATTTGGCAATGGCGTGCCATCCTCCTTTGTAGAAACAACATAGCCCGATTTATCCTCGTAATGATCGCCTGTCCATCGCACCCACAAAGGATTAGACTCTGTGCCGAAATTGCGCCAATCAATACCATTGAAATCGGTATAGTTGGCTTTTGCGTTGGCACGCGCCGCGTCGATGTCGGGCTGCGCGTTCGCCTTACCACGCTTGGCCGCTGCATCGTTGATAGCCTTCCACATCTGAGTGTTGACATCGTTGACAGCCATTTTGCCCCAGGATTCAAGCATGGATTTTAGGGCAGACTTTATTGCATCGTTTGCACTCTCAGCATCATAGCGCATTTCGGCAAGAGCCTGTCCTACGGCTGCACCAAAATCTTCAATGGGCTGCACAAGCTCCTTCATCTGCGAGAGGCGCGACTTCATAGCTGTTGCCATCTGATTGGCATAGGCAAGTTCCGCCTCCTGGCGAGCACGTTCGGCTTCGTCGATAAGCTGCTTGTTCTTCGTGTTACGTTCTACAAAGGCGTAATAGTCTTCAGCAGCTTGCATACGCGCCTTCATTAGTTCTATCTCTGGGTCGGCAGTGAGGTCGGCAAGACCGAGATTAGAGAGAAAGTTTGTGCGTTTACCGAACATCTTGCTTTCATTCTCCATCTTGCGCAGTTTTGCTTGCTGGGCAAGATTGCGCTTGTTGGATGACCACCAAAAATCCACGATTTTTTTTGCAGAGTCATACTTCTTCTTCTCGGCTTCCGCGTAATCGTCCGAATACTGGATAAGGTTCTGATAAAAAGCCTTCCAGCTATCTTCGCTCTCACCCAACGACTCCTTGATACGAGCTGCCATGCCATCGGGATCATCGCCAAAGAGCATTTTCATCAACATTCCCCTACCCTTCGTAGTAGTAACATCAATCGCATAGAGCTGGGCAATATTCCGGCGAGCTGCTTCAAACATCTCCTTAATGACCTTCTTGCGCTTCTCAAACGCCGAATTGTCAAGAACCTCCTTACCGTCAACCATTTTTTTTGTGACGGTGGTCTCCTCCTTTGTAGGCGCGGCATAACCCATTTCATTAAAGTTGTCATACGAGTTCTGCTGAACAATACCCGTATAATCGTGCTCCATAGCAATCTTACGGCGTGCCTCCATCTGCTTGAACTGCATCTTCAGAAGTTCCTGCTCGCTACGAGTGGCTTTTGCAAAAATTTCTGCCGTGATGGAATCCATGTGCAGACCGAGATTCTTACCAAACTGTTCCATGAGTTTGCGTAGATTGTCGATATTGTTGTTCAATATGCCGTCCAGCAAATCTTTTGAAAGGTTTACACCCGTCTCGTCCGCTTGTTCCACCATATCAGCAGTCATCATCTTCTTTGCGTCTTCCCACTTGTTTTCCTTGCCAGCCACAGCAAGACGTACCTGAGAACGGGCTATTTCTTTGTTTTGTCTCAGAGGAAGGACGAACTGCTCCTGCTCAGTCTTATCCATATTAAGAGATATGGCCTGAGCGATTTTTGCGTTAATCTGACGGTCATAGTAATTGTCCACGTCATCCATGATAGCCTTCGCCTGATCTTGCTTCTGCTTCAGTTTCTCACGCCAAGCACGTTCTTGGTCGCGCCTATCTCGCTTCTCCTGTGCGATAGCTTCTTTGTCAGGAGCGTTGTTTTCGAGGGTGCCGGGAGTTTCTTCGGGGTACGGGGTGTAGTCTTTTGGAAACCATTTATAGTAATTGTCTTCAATTTCCTTTTCTTTCGTCCTTCTTCTTTCCGTAGAATTGGCATACCAACGAGAAGCAGACAGTAGGGCAGGATTTTTATAATCAGCATAAGTTCTATACCCTGCTTTATTCGCTGTATATAAGCGTCCGTTCTTGTCTATATTATAACGAACACCTCTCATCATACCCGTCAGTCGCATAGGTAATTTACTTACCAAGTAACGATAAACAGCATTTCCATCTGCGCCTTTGCTTACCCATCGGTCTATGTCATTAAACGTAACTCCATACATATCCAAGTTTGCGGCTTTTACCTGCTTCAACAACTCATTAGCAGCTGAATCTCTGTTCGCATCGAGCTTCGGCAGAGCTTGTTGCTTTGCTTTCTCCATCATACGATAATAAGTAGCCCTCTGAGCTTCTTGCGCCAGCTCTGAATAATGGTCTCGCAAATCCTTGACACTCTTAATCTCAATGCCGAGGTTGGAGATGTACGAGCGAAAATCCTTGTTAAATCGCGATATGAGACCTTGACGTTCCTTCTGCGAAAGGTTCGACTCGTTCATCATTTGCTTGTAGTTGCTAAGTTTTTTATTTAAGTTGGCTGACTCCACGGCTGCCTGGCCAAGAGTATCTTTCCATGCGTTTGCCTGTCTCTCGGCTTCCCTCGCTGCTTCAGCCGCTTCCTTTGCACGTTGTGTATATCCGTATATAGCTCCTGCTACACCAATAATGACACTCGCGAGAGCTATCCAAGGGTTTAGCTTCGTTGTTTTGTTTAACGTGCTTTGCGCTGCATTGGCTGTAAAGAGAGCTCTTGTATATTGATACATACCCTTTACAGCTAAGCCCAATGCCGCTAAGTATTGCCACAGAAGTCTCAAGCCAGAATAAAGGCCCTGTGAAGCTATATAACCTATAATTACCGGAAGTAACGCTGCGACAGCTCTTAGAGCTACAAGAACAGCCTGCAAAGCAATCTGCAACGTACCTTTCAACAACGGACTGTTTGTCATCGTTGCCGACATTTCGTACCAAAATTCTGCCAGACTCTTTACGGCATCCACACCGTCGGGATTGACAAACGCCTTTTCCCAAAGATTGTTGGCACGTTCAAGAATACCGATGGCCGACTGTTGCTGCATCGAGTATTCCTTACCTACGGCAGTGGCTTCACGGAACGCCTCTTCCGACTCGTAGAGATGATCCTTCAATATATCCACGTTCTTCGACATCGTAACCATTGCGGTAACGAGTCGCTGACCGTCGGAGCCGAGGTCTTTGAAAATGCCTCCCAGGGCGTTCATATTACCCTTGTCGCGCATCTTCTCAAGCACAAGCACGATGGCATCCATAGCGTGACCCGATGCATAGAGATTCTTAATGGTCTCGTCGGGTATGCCGAGTTCCTTTGCAATAAGGTTGTGATTTTTCTGCAAAGCAACGATAAACTTACCCATAGCGGTAGAAGCAACCTCGGGCATAAGCATCATCGAAGAACTTGCTGAACCAAGGGCCAGCAACTGGTCGGTGGTGATACCCGCGGTACGGGCGACACCCGTCAGACGCTTTGAAAATTCCACAATGTCGTTGGAAGTAGATGTGCTCGTAGAAGACAACTTAAAAAGGGCAGAGCCTGTAGCCTCCATGGCCTTGTCGATACCCATCTTCGGGATAAGACCCATCACCTCCACCATCTTAGAGAGTGCCGGCAACGCTTCCTCGCCCATTTCCTCACCAATGGCAACATTGATTTTGTCGGCTGCCTTTACGAATTGAGCCATACCCTCAACGCCATACTTGCCCATGCCAAGCTTCGCGCCCTGGTACGCGAGCTGTGCCAGCCCATCCACGCTTGTTCTGGTCTCAATTTTAGCCAACTCGGTAGAGAGTTGTTTTACCTGATCCATCGTTAGACCGCTGACTTTACGGATGTCAGTCAACGAACCCGAATACTCGAAGTTCTTCTTAATGGCACCCGTCACAAGTTCTTTCGCCTTATTGAACGCTGCAAACAATCCGACGTATGCCGTGAGGTTTTTCATGGCGGTGTTCCATGCCCCACCCTGCTTGTGTACCGAGCCAGTGAGTTTGTCGATTTGCTCTTGTAGGGTTCGCACGTCCTGCTGTCTCTTCTTCAGATTCGGGTCAGAGGCAAAAGTCTCGCCGAGCTTGCTTTTTGCTGCTGCAAGCGCACGGCGCAGCTCCTTGAGCGAAGTTGTGTTTAGGTTGTCAATGGCGTGTTTTACCCGTTCCTCGTTCGTGATATTCTGCGACACAGCCGAGTTGTACGAAACCAGTTCTTTCTCCAGTTTCTTAAACTCGCGCTTGCCTTGCTCGGTCGTTACATCGAGCGCAGCCATCTTCTGTTTTAAACCGTCAATGCGCTGCTGAAGCTCATCCATCACCTTTTTGGCGACGGCGGCATTTGCAGTAATAACGATTTGAGTTTTCCTTGCTGTAGCCATATTTAGTGTGTTTGTGTTGTTACATTATCTTTATCGGACTTGCTTCCTCGAAGGTGTTTATCAGTTTCACCTCACCCTCGTAGCCGTAGAAATCCACCAGATAGTTGGCTATGCGCTGCTGAAGGTGACGAAGCTCCATCATGATGGCAGGACGTTGCGACTTGCCCGATTTGCGGTCCCACTTGCTGACGTATCGCGTCTGGAAGCGAGCCTTCTTGCCCGACTCTACGTCCTCGTATGTCGTTCCTTGACCGACACCCATATCCACAAAGCGCATATAGTCGTTGAACTGGAAAGCCATCGTCACCTTGCCTCCTTCTCCGGCTTCGATGATTCTTCCGGCAAACGATTTTGCGCCCTCGCCAGTTGAGTACCACTGACCCATCTCCTTGCGCTTCTGGTTGACGACAGCATATCCGTTATACACCTCCTTGGGATAAATACACTGCGTCATGGAGTTCACCTCAAGCTGATTGATGGTCTGCTGGAAAAAGCGAGCCGCTACCCTATTGAAGGGGAATATCGGATTCTTGATAGGTTTTCCCATATCGCATATATTATTAAAAGGTTAGGGCTCTTTCGGCACGATATACTTGCCGTTGCTGCCACACGCGAAGTTGTAGAGCGGTTGCAGGCTCTTCCAGTCCATGCCCACCACGAGCCATTGTCCGGCATAGATGTCGCCCACCATGCCGAAGGAGATGCTGCTGGTGTCGATGCTTTGCAGTTCTGCCATCACCACGGCATCGTCGGCAAACGACCGCTTTGTAACGGGACAGCGGCCTGTACGCTTCACCTCGATAAGCCAGGCTATGAGGTCCTTGCAGTAGTCGGTGAGGTCGTTGGCCGTGCGCTCTATCTTGTTGCCGTCGTAACGGCCAAGGGTCTGCGGTGTGTCTTTTACCTTGGCGAGAAACCATACCTGGTGAGAGACAGATGCCTTCTTTGCGTCAACGAGTTCGCCGGTGGTCAGTACGCTGTAGAGCATACACGGTGAGTGTACGATGTTGGCGTTGCGGGAAAAGATGTTCTCAAGGTCGATGTAGCGGATGCGGAAGAAACTCTGGTCTTCGAGGCGTTCGCTTTCGGGGTTGTGAGCAAGGGGCTTGTAGATGGAAGCCCAATGCTCAAGGATATTGCTTATTGTCATGTGACTTGGAATTTTATTCTATCAACAGATTTCACAGATTTCACAGAAGTAGAATGTTCTTTTCAAGTGTTGAACGTTCGCCATTAGCAAAGCACATGGATTCTTCACTCTTCGTTCTTCACTCTTCACTTTTCTCTTCATTCTCCTCCTTATCCTTCATCAGCTCCTTCAGCTTCACGTTGAAGTGTCGCTCGGTCTTGTCTGCCACAATCTTTTGAAGCACTCTTGCCCAGGCCGCACCGTTGCATGTGCTCTCATTTTCGAGTATGCTGACGAACTGCACGAGGCAGTACATGGCAGTGAGTTGGTTGGCGAGGTGGGTGTTCATGTAGCCAAGAATGTTGCGGTCGAGATACGAGGCAAGACAGATACACATGATTAAGACCGAGAAGGTCCATACCATCTTTGCCATCTTCTTGGAGCGCAGCTTACCGTCCATCTTACACTTCGGGTTACGCTTTATCTCCTCGCGGTATCTTTGGTAGATGCGACGGTTGCACTTCCACGCCGTATAGCAGTCGATGATGAGGGCGAAGAAACACACGGTGATAAAATTGATAGAGGGTTCGATGTGAACCCACAGCAAGCCGAGCACTGCGGCAATGGCTCGCGAGACATAGAATGGATTGTTCATGTTTTTGTGTTGTGTTTTGTTTTGTTGTCCTGAATTTTATGCAACAAATTTACTGATAAACTGCTACGCACAGCGGACATGGGTTTAAGGGAAGAGTAAAAAACGAAGAGTGAAGAACGAAGAGTGAAGAATCCATGTGTTCTCTTAACTATTGGATTTTTCACTCTTCACTCTTCACTTTTCACTTAGCTATTGGATTTTTCACTCTTCACTCTTCCCTCTTCACTTAAATTCATGTCCGTATGGGGAAGAAAGTTTATCGTAACTTTGGCTACATAAAAACACAAAACTATGTCAGGAATCACGCAAAATACATTGGCCCGCATCGACAAGTGGCTCTCTTACGGCACGAGTATGCAGACGGCGTTCCCCAAGCTGGATCAACGCTACCGTATGCAGATATGCTCGGAGTTTTATAAACGATGGGTGCAAAACAAGGACATCGACCCTCGAACGGTGTGCCGCAACATTGCCCGACGCGACTATGAGCTGTTCTTCAACCAGGCAGCACAGGGCAACAAAGAGGCGCAGGAGTATGTGCTTGCGCTGAAGATTACGCTCGATGACGATGGCAACATCTGTCCGCGCACGGTCACGGAGCTCAACAACGACGTACTGGTGTGCAACCATCTGATACGGTTCTTCCAGACCGACGAGAGTCCACGCCATAAGGGTATGTTTCTCAGTGCGGCAGAATGGCTCATCCGCACGGGCAAGCAGCAGAACAACGACCGTGCCGTGACTAAAGGCATGGAAGCATTGGGCAAAATCTACAAAGACTTCGACGAGGAGCGCGACGCTACAGACGAAATGCCAGACATGAGTCGCATTGCCATCACGCAGGACGTGAGCATCGTGAAGCGCGACCGCATCAACTACACCGAGGAGGAGAAGCTGCGCATGGCCCGCAAGTATGGTCTTACTACAAAAGACCTCCAAGAGATAGAAGACGAAGAAATGTTTAGCGACAAGCGAGAGGAAGAACCTGACTACTTCGAGTTTATGGAAAGTGAAAGTGAAGAGGGGAAAGTGAAGAGTGATACTGAATAAACAGAAAATATAGGGAATAGAGATGAAAATAGGACTCATAGACGTGGATGGGCGACACGGCAAAAAGAAATGGGGAGCTACGATATACCCTAACGTGGCTCTCGGCAAGATTGCCCGTTGGCACACGATGCGGGGAGATGAAGTGGAATGGGCACAGCCTACCGACCTTTTCGACAGGCATCATTACGACATACTGTATGCCAGCAAGGTTTTTAACTTTTCGCCCGACATCGACTTTCGACAGTTCTCATACGACCGGCTGGAGAAGGGTGGCACGGGCTACGACGTCTATAAGCGTCTGCCCGACGAGATAGACCGGCTGCAACCGCTATACGAGTTGTTCCCATGGGTGCCAAAGAACCATGCTTACAGCAAACTGACCGAGGGTTGTCCCAACAAGTGCTTTTGGTGTGTGGTGCCCAAGAAGGAGGGATTAATCCGTCCCTACATGGATATAGAGGAGATAGTCATTGAGGGTAGGACACACGTTGTGCTTATGGATAACAACATCCTTGCGGCGGGCGACTATGCAAAGGAACAGCTCCAGAAGATAATCGACCTTGGTCTGCATATCGACTTCAATCAGGCGATGGACGCACGGCTTGTCACTCCGGAATATGCCAAACTGTTAGGCAAGGTGAAATGGATAGACTCCCGCATCCGCTTCGGTTGCGACACTACAGCACAGATAGCAGAATGTGAGCGAGCCATGCAACTTATCAATGCGGCAGGATTCCGGGGCGAATACTTTCTCTATACCATGATAGGCGGCAAGAACAACTTCCGAGAATGTTACCACCGTCTGCACTACTGGTGGGAGCGACTGCAACGCTTTCGCAAGAACCATGAAGGCAGAGCCGTGTACGCCTACGCACAACCATACCGCGACCCTACAAATCCAAATCACGCCATCCCCGAATGGCAAAAGGATATGGCCCGATGGTGCAACAAGCGAATGATATTCTGCACCACCGACTTTAAGGACTTTTCGCCAAGAAAGGGATTCAGGTGTGAGGAGTATTTGAAGGAATACGGAATATAAGGTGACAGGAATAACCTTAGCGAAGTAATAGGCATAACATAAACTTCATAAACAAAAACAATATAGCAACGATATGGTAACAGAGGATTTACAAAAGAAAATAGACCGTGCTATTCGGTTGCTTCAAGGCATACAGAATGGGTACGACGGTGAGATAGAGGTGGCGTATTCGGGCGGCAAAGACTCGGACGTGATTCTGCAACTGGCTAAAGAGGCAGGCATACGCTACCGTGCCATCTACCGCAACACTACGATTGACCCTCCTGGCACGATTGCTCATGTGAAGCGTATGGGTGCCGAAATACTCAGACCGAAGGAAACGTTCTTCCAGCTTGTAGCAAAAAAAAGGATTTCCTAACCGTTTCTCACGATTCTGTTGCGAGAAGTTGAAGGAGTATAAGGTTATGGATAAGTGCATCATGGGCGTAAGGAAGTCGGAGAGCTCGAAACGCAACGAGCGATACAACGAGCCTACGGAATGTCGTTGGTATGGTCGCAAGACTGAGGCTAACCATGTGGAAGCCATTTACCCTATTCTCGATTGGACGGACGATGACGTGTTAGCTTTCGTCGAAGACCGACATCTGACACTCGCTCCTGTCTATTATACCAGTCGGGGGGGGCAAATCGACGTGTCGAAACGCCTCGGCTGTATGTGTTGCCCTCTCGCAACAGAGCGCAAGCGCATCCTCTACTTCAAGGATTATCCGCGTATGGCACGAGCCTACCTGCGTGCCGGACAACGCTTTTGGAACAATCATCCCGACGCAAAGTTTCGCCAACGCTACGACAACGTGTACGAATGGTTTGCGCGTGACGTGTTCTTCCCTCGCGAAAAGGATTGGCAGAAGGCTAACGTTTCGCTGTTCGGAAAACCGGACTGGAAGGAGTTCTTGGAAAGAGAATTTGGTATTGACTTGACATTATAAACAACACAAAACAATCACGATATGGCAAAGATTATCTATTTCGGGACAGAAGGCAACGGCAGGGCAGGTCACTATCCTATGGGTATAGACAAAGCCATTACCCACGAAGAATATAAAATTTGGACTGAATGTGACAACGAAAAGTGGATTGATAACATCTACAAGAATCACGGCCGTCACTTGATAAAGCATCACGGCGTTGTATATACCAACTATGCCGTGCCGTTCTCTGTTGACGATGAAAGAAATTATTCACATACTGAAGTATTTTGGGAGGGTTTACACTCAGAGAAGGAAATGATAGATCTCATAAAGAGTAATTCTTTCTTGAAAAGACAATTCAAAATGTAAAAGACATGAACTATTCAATTAAATGCGGAAAGGAGGCTGACAATGGCTAAAGACTGGGTAGGCGGTTCGGCCGCCGTGTTCAAGACGTTGGGCGCGAGCAACCATACGGATGCGGATAGGCAGCGTGAGGATTACTATGCCACAGAACCGAAGGCGACAGAATGGCTGTGCAAGCTGGAGCGATTTGAGGGAAGGATTCTTGAACCGTCGTGTGGCGAGGGTCACATGAGCGAGGTGCTGAAGGCAGCAGGGTATGAGGTGGTGAGCCGCGACCTTGTGGATAGAGGGTACGGTGAGGTGGCAGACTTCCTTGCAATAGACAACTTGGCGTGGGACGGAAACATCGTTACCAATCCGCCCTACAAATATGCGCAGCAGTTTTTGGAGAAGGCTCTAAGCATCATTCCCGAAGGAAAGAAGGTGGTAATGTTCCTGAAACTGACTTTCCTCGAAGGCAAGGCTCGACGCTCTCTCTTCCGTTCTACCCCCCATTCGTGTTTGGGTAAGCTCGTCACGACTGAAATGCGCTATGAATGGCGACTTCGACAAGTACGGCAGCAGCGCAGCGGCTTACGCCTGGTTCGTGTGGGAGAAAGGATATAAAGGCGAGACAACTGTGAAATGGTTCAACTGATAATTTTACAAAACAACAAAGCATGATAGAACTGAATAAGATATATAATGAAGACTGCCTGGAAGGGATGAAAAGGATTCCGGACGGGAGCGTGGATTGCGTGATATGCGATTTGCCGTATGGTACTACTGCTTGCGCTTGGGATAGCGTAATTCCTTTTGACAAGTTGTGGGAGCAATACAGAAGAATTACAAAACGAAACGCTCCTATTGTTCTGTTCGGAAATGAACCTTTTAGCACATTTCTGAGAGTTTCAAATATTAAGAATTGGAAATATGACTGGATTTGGGACAAGAAAATGAAAGTGGGTTTCTTGAACGCAAAGAAAAGACCTCTCAAGCAGTATGAAAATATATCTGTTTTCAGTTATGGTGATTGCATCTACAATCCTCAAATGACTAAAGGTGTATTTAGAAACAAAAAGTCGTATGATAATAGAGAGGGAAATGGGGATGGCGTGTATCGTAAGTTCGGAAACATTGATGTAAAAAAAGACATTTACTATCCTTCAAACATTTTGGAGTATAGCAATGCCGCACAGAAAGGCAAGATCCATCCCACACAAAAGCCCGTAGATCTCATTCAGTACCTCATCCGTACCTACTCCAATGAGAGCGACACCATATTAGACAACTGCATGGGTAGCGGCACCACCGCCATTGCAGCCATCCGTGAGAAGCGCAACTTCATCGGCTTCGAGCTCAACAAGGAGTATTACGACAAGGCTTGCAAGCGCATCAAACTGGAGATGGCGCAGCCTACCCTCTTCTGACAACACAACCGACAACAACACAAAAACAACACATGAGTAACAACCGACACAAATATTTCAACAAGGTTCCGCCGTTCAAGCCGGACCCTGAACACTACACACGCAAGCAACGCTCATGGAAGGCGAAGGAGGCTTACGAGACGGAGGATGATGCTTGGGAATATCTAAACCAAAATCCGAAGCTCAATGCGCAAGGATATACGGTGTACAGATGCAGGACGTGCAACAAATGGCACATAGGACATAAGCCTTCGGCAATTAGGAATTAGGAATTTTGAGTTTTGAATTGTCGCCGTTGGCAATTTTGAATTATCCAATTTTGAATTATTCAAAACCAAGCAGGAGAAACGCAGCAACAACTCAAAATTCAAAAACTCAAAACTCAAAACTCAAAAAAATGCAGCAAGCACACAACATATACTTAACTAAATTCCAGCAACAGTCGCTATACATGGGAGCCAAGGACGAGCGAGTGATTGCTGCCCGCCGTGTGGGTAAGACCGACGGACTGGTGGCTCCTTACGTCTGGACGGCAAGCAACTCCATGCCTGGTATGCTCGGCGCATGGGTGGCTGTGTCGCGTCAGCAGGGCTTCGGCAAGACCATACCGAGTACGATGGCGGCGATGGAGCGTATGTTCGGCTTTACGCAGGGCATACACTTCGGCTGGGGTCGTCCGCCGAAGCACGCTCGCGAGAGTATTTTTAAGCCTAAGAACTATGACAATTACATCTGGTTTGCCAATGGTGCCGGATGGGTGCTTATATCCCTTTCACAGACTGCGAGTGCCAACTCTTACACCTTCTCGGCCATGGTGGGCGACGAAGCAAGGTTCTTCCCTTACAAGAAAGTGACGGACGAGTTGATGCCGGCGCTTTCAGGCCAGACGCATCCGGATGGCATCATCAAATTCTCTGATTACAACCCGATGTATAAAAGTACGCGCTTTCTCTCGGATGCTTCGCTCACTGCCAAAGGTTCGTGGCTGGAGAGGGAGGAAGAGAAACTGGACTTGCAAATTGAGGCAGGTCCGTTCAAAGGCAAGACTTATCGGTGGGTGCAGGAAATATTGGAAGATTACGCCAATAGAGTAATTTTTTATAATGATCTTCTTTATAACGCAAAGAAGTCGGGACATCTGGTTCATGTAGTGCCGGAAGAAGTAAAAGAGGATATTCTCGACACAGCTCTGAAGATGATGAAGCATGAAGGAGAGTTTCGTATCATGCCTAATCACGGCAAACACGTTACGAAGGCAATGGTAGACATGGCCGTAAACTATAAACTGATTTCGCAAAATGATGCTGAGTTGATTTATGATTACGAGTATCTAATTACTAAAGACGAGGATCTTGAAATGCAGATGCTTTATCGTAAGCAGAAATTTTACGACTACAATTTGCGTGAACTGCGCCGTGTGGCTTTCTGTGTGCGCCGTGCGTCGTCGCTCGACAATGTGGACATTTTGGGTGAAGACTATATTCGTCAGATGAAGCGAGACCTTCCACCTTATACTTTCGCGGTTTCCATTCTCAACATCAAGGTGCAGAAGTCTAACGATGGCTTCTACTCAAATCTTGACATCGATCATGTCCACGGTTATATCCCGGATGAAATAGACCCACTATCGTCCGCAAAATTTTCCACGCAAAAGGTGTCGGGCATCATCGGTGGAAGGAAAGTTACGAGCGAGAGTTATCAACCCGACTTTAAGGAATTGGGCGAGCGCAACGACTCACGCCAGGACTCCGACTGCATCAACTCCCTACCTTTGTATATAGCCCTCGACTACAATGCCAACATCAATACGCTTGTGGTTGGGCAGATGTATGAGCGCGACGGCATGGAATGTCTGAACGTCATCAAGAGCTTTTATGTGAAGAACGAGCGCAAACTGCGTGAGTTGATTGCCGATTTCTCTGATTATTACGCACCGAAGCGAGCCATCAACCGCGACGTGACGTATTTCTATGATGCCACGGCTAAGCAGGGCGCATCGTATGCTTCATCGGACGAAAGATTCTATATGACCGTGATTGCAGAATTAGAGAAGCGAGGGTGGAACGTGACGGCCATTGATATGGGCGCTCCCGAGAAGCACGAGGTGAAGCACAAAATTATCAACGACGGCTTGGCTCACCTCTCCTACCCTGCCATCCGCATCAACCAGCCGAACAACACTGACCTTATCATTGCCATGCAGTTGTGCGAGGTGCAGATTTCATATCGAGGATTCCACAAAAATAAGAGTCAAGAAAAAAAACCCGAGAGTGAAGACACGCTGCCCTTGGAAAACCGTACCGATTTTACGGACGCTTTCGATACACTGTACTTAGGTTGCAAGTTCTTCCGTGGCGGTGGAGGGTGGTTTGTGCTGCCGAGTGGAAGATGATCGAGTTTTGAATTTTGAGTTTTGAATTTTGAATTGTGCGCTACGCGCATTTTGAATCATTCATTTTTGAATTTAGAATTTTGTAATCGGCTTCGTCGCTTGCCTTAGCAAGATTTATCGGCATGCTGATTAGAGAATATTCTATCTTTAGTTTTTAGACTTGCATAAGAAAAGACAAAGGGCAGACGTTATCACAACGGCTGCCTTTCTTGCGTCTTAAAAATGAAAAGTAAGAAATTAATACGGTTAAATATTATTCATTTTTTGTTTACCATGACGGCGTTTTGGTGTCTTAAAGAGAGGGCGAGTAAGTTTTGCAGAAACGAAATGGCCCAAAGAAGTGCCTACTTTCACTCCCTTAAAATCCGCTGTATAGCCAACCCTCTTTATGTAATCGTTGATTTGCTTCACATCCTTCTCAGCCAGGTCTACCCTTTTGTATGTCTCTCGTAGACAGAAAGACACATACTTGCCGATAAAATTACAGAAACCTCTCGAATAGTGACTGTAATTTTCCGACAAAGTTTCGTCTGCCATATAGAAAAGATCGTTGCCACTCTGTTTGTGTACCCAAAAGGCATAACACGTTACAATCTCCCCGGTCTTGTAGGGCTTTTTCAAAATGGCAACAATATACGCATCGGGGTGTTCGGTATCTAAAAACTTGCAATATTCGCCATCTTCAGCATTATAATAGTCGAGATCTTCGAAAGAATGGCTTTCAATAGTAAACTTTATATTCTTATTTCCCTCAGCACCACTGCCCTTTGCGGACAGCTGGTTTATGCGCTGCTCCAGTTTTTTTATGCTTTTAGAGTGCTCGTCAAGCGTGTCTATTACAGACTTCATAGAGCTCATAAATGTCTGTGACAGTTTTTCTTTTAATTGTTTACACATGTCTTTTTATGTTTTAAGATTGACAAATCTGTTTATTCTTTTTCCTTCTCCTCGTCTGCCAGTATGCTTTCCACATACCTTACAGCACGTTCATATTCCCTACCCGACTTTTCACTGTCGGCATAGGCATGTTTTATCAGTTCTTCGCCCGTGCCATAGAAGCACCCTACTCTCCACATATTGTTAGAACGAGTCCAAACGAAATAACGGCCACTGCTCCAGAAATTTTTAAAGACGATATAATCGGATTTGTTACATACCTCCGCATCGCCACCGATGAAACAATCGCAGCAGAGCCGAACGTGTCCATAAGCCTTGGCTCTGCCACAGACATGCGTATGGCCAAATACCTGTGCGTTGCCACAGACCTCGGCCCAGTTTGAGATTGTAACGTCTTCGTCGATCTGCGCACTTTCACTAACCTTGGCACTGCCATAGACTTGCGAACGGCCAAATATTTTTGCTCTGCCACTAACAAGCGCCCGGTCGTAAACCTCAGCGTCATCATAGACCTTAGCATAGCAGCGGACTTCCGCACTACCATGAACGCAGGCATTGCAAAATATCTTCGCGTAGCCAGATACTTTTGCGCAGTCGGAAACCTTTGCGTTATCAAAGACACAGGCTTCGCAATAGACCCATGCTTTACCTGCATGGGACAGATTTTCTTCCTTTTCAATCCACCCACCAAGTTCGCCGGCTTGAACATCCGAGAAGTCTCTGAGTGCCTTAATCCGATGGTGTGTTCTACCATCAACATTGATAGTTTGATCTGTTAGTTCATATTTCTTTTTCATAGCTTTTTTGCTTTTATTTCAACAAATAAAGAGGTTTGCACTCGTCCTTTCGTTGTAAAAACTGCTTTATCTGCTCTTCAAGATTCTGTATTTCCGCTTTGCATAACACGCAGCAACCTTCCTTATTTGCAGGGTATAAAGGCAGAGAGGGCGTTTTGTTACCAAAGACGAGCATACCAGGCATTAAGTTACAGTTTTCTGCTCTTACTTCTATACGCAAACATTTTAATTCATCAAGTATTGAAGGCGAAGATGCGGACTCCTCTTTTTTGAATGCTTCCGATATAAAGTCCAAGTTTTCTTTTGCTACAAAGTCTACATTTGTTTTCTTTTCCATTACATTCTTACTTCTTAGGGTGACACAATTACAAGAATACGGGCAGTCTACGCCACACGCCACCATTCGGCTTAAACTCCTCCTTCCATTCCCGATATTCCACTTCAAACTTTGCACCATAAACAGCCAAACCTTTGAGAGGTAGGCTCTTGATATATTCCTCCTGCTGCTCACGAGTCATAAAATCGTTAGGAGTGAGGATGATGCGGTTGCTACGAGCATGGATAAAGAAACTTATTGCAAAATTTCTATTCTTCAGCATTTGCCTAATCGCTGCATAGTCGTACTTAGTTTTAGGCGAAAAGTTTATGCCGTTTACATGGGTACAGAATCGGTCGTAGTGCTTGATTATGTCCTCATTAGAAGACATCAAGACTCCAGAAGTGTAGATGTAGAGCTGCTTGATATTAGGGTAATCATGGCGCAGATGTGAGCAAAAATCAAGAATACCATCCACAGCGAACGGATCTCCACCAGTGAGCATAACGGTATGCGCAGCCTTCAACTCTTCAACAGTCGCCACTGGCACCGTGTTGAGGTTGTATTGTTTGTTACAGCACAACGGGCAATTACAACAACACTGTCTGGTTATCATCAAGTGTATGGCTCCCTTGTCAGCTCCGGGCTCGTCTGTATATTTACGTTTTGTTTCCATATTGTCTATTGTTGTTCATTTTCTTCCGTCAGCATATCATGCCGCAGCCCCATGAGCCACGATTTGAGGTTGATGTAACGGCCATCATCGAGGTTGGCCTCACGCCATTCGGTATATTGGTCGTAGGTCAGACCGTTCTCGATGATGCGCACCATGTCTTCCGGGTTCAACACGTCACATTCCTCAAAGTCGCACACGCCGCCTACTTCTTCACCTATCCAGTACCACTTGCGGCAGCCGTCGAAGAGCTGTTTGTTGACGAGTTCCGCCAACTTATTGCAGCTATCCTTGTATTGTTGTATGATTTCTTTTAACTTAGGTTTCATATCTGCAAATTTAGTTTTTCGACTTTTACCTTAAACTTTTCCTCTTCCTTTTCTGTGGCGGACCTAAAAGCAATTAGCCGTTCTCTTAAATACGAACCACTAATGATCATCTCCTGGTCAATTAATAACGTCCTTGTTTTTAAAGATCCAAGAAGATAATAGTGGACAGTGAAAAAGGGGTCAACAGACAGACCTTTAAACTTCATAATATAAGTTCTCATCTTGCCACTATTTGAAAGAATATCTACAGCCACTATGTCGCCATCATTAAAATCAAGAATATCCCAACTACGGCACGACAAAGAAAGTAGTAGCATAGGTTCTCCTTGTTCAAAGTTAGCTAAATGTGCATCGTCGCGAAAAAGATAACTCTCATTGTTTTTTTGGTCGGAAAGGCTTACTACACAGATTCCTGAAGCATTCACTTCGGCTACCTTTACCCAACCAAGCAGAGGACAATACAGCATAACGCCTTCAGGCAAACTACGCAAAAAATTCCTTAGTCTTATATTTTCTTTCATATCTACATTATTTTAGTGACCGGTGTTAATCTTGCTCTTCTTGCAGTTTATCGTCGAAGGTCTCATGAAACTCATCACAATATATCGGGCCGTTTTCGCAATAAACCCGACAATCGCCCCCCCCGTTGGCACATCATCGATGCTTGCTTCGGCACAGCCCTCAATATCAAAATCATCGGGAAACTCGTCACCCACGTTTACGTCATTCATCGCAATCTTTCTTGCCTCCTCTTTTGATTGGGCAAGAACGAACACGTCTGTCCGCATAACAAGACTCACCTCATAGAGCTTCGCAAAAAGATAATCATGATCCTCTGCCACCTCGTTGGCTTCGTCGAGCGTTTTTATAGTGCTAAGAATGAGGTCCGCGTGGATCTCAGAGTCTGTGCTGAATGAAAGACCTCCCGGAAGGATATTTACGACCGGGCTTTTATACCCTACCCGTGGTGTTTTCTTTTCTATTTTTATAGCTGCGGTAATTTTGCCTTCTTTCCTGCCGATGAACACAAGACTGTCACCTATGTCGTAAAGTTCTGCCTGTTCAATGCCGCAAAGAGGCAGCAGGCGTGTTGCGTGTTCGAGGGCGCTGAGAAAGACGTGCCTGTTTTTGATGATTACTTCTTTTTCGTCCTCCTTTAAGGCTCGCTGGTAACAGCAGTGATACTTCTTGCGGTCAATAAACAGATCCACAACATCAAGCACGGACGTTCTGAGCAGCAAGGTGTCAATATTGCAAACGAAAAAATCTTTACCCGTTTCTTCCAGCGGACGAAGAATGTCACGTTCGGTTTCAATCTCTGGCAGATCCTGCGGGGCAGGAAAAACATTTTTGCTTAACAGCAAATTGCACAGCGGGTTTTCTACAAAAATGAACGAATCATAATTGTGTAACGCGCTTTTCTTCTCATAGTATGGGCATGCAAGACGAATAATGTCCTTTACATCGTCGCATGTTATATTTTCTGTTTTCGACATTTGTTTTGGTTTTAAAAGGTTTACAACATTCTTTTGTTCAATTTCTCATTATATGTATTTTCACCACCTTATTTTGAAGATGTGGCTGGTTTCTGTTAAACTCTTTTACAAGCGTTCTCTCCAACTGGTCTAAAAAGATGACTTTATGGGGGGGGATTTGTATCTGTGACATGATCCTGCTGCCGTTGCTAAGGGTTAGCAAAGCACGGCGTGTGACAAATAATGGTTCCATGATGTCTGTACTTTAAAATATTAAAATATTAAACTTTCCGCTTCCACATCTTCAGGGTGTTCATAGATGTCTATGTCTTGCCACCATCCAAGATGTTTTTCCGGCACATACTTATTATGATTGTAAAGATGTCTTCTCATACACACGATGTCGTCGGCAGGGATGAAAGAATGAAAACTTTCAAGCTTGTTTATGCGCATCGGGCCGTCAAAAGCAAGAGGGCGAAACAAGCCGTCGAAACGGTAGCAGAGGGCTTTGTGTTTCTTGTTGTCGGTATGTGACACGAAGACTACATTGAAGCGATTGCACCTATGCAGAGCCGCGAGCCCATGCAGGTAGTCGAGCCAGCCAGGAGCTTTGGGCAGCCGTCGACCGTCGGGGAAGGACGGGAAATAATACCCGAAAAAGTCACGGCGGCAGAAGTACCATAAAAAGTCGAGATCGTCGTTAGTCATCTGAGGGATGCTCTTGTAGACTACCTGCTGCCAAACATGCTGACGCAGATGGGAGCCTCGCGCGAAACCCTCAATGGCAAAGAGCAGATCGTGATGGTCAAGCTTCAGTCTAATCATCTTTGTCGGTGTTTATCAAGTTGTGCTTTATGTCCTCGTAGAGGGCCATTTCTACTTTTTTGCCGTCATAATGGCCCACGGCAAGCAGCTCGTTGCTCATGGGGTCTGCGTTCTGTGCTGAAGGAGCATGACTTCTGATAATGAATATGTCAAACTCTTTTATATAGTCAAGCTCCTCAAGAGGGAGCATCCGCATCTCCCGCCTTGCGTGCTGACGGATGCGGGCAGTGTCGGCCTTTGTGAGCACGGCAAAATTATTCTCTGCCTGACGCACAGCATCGGTCTCAACTTTTATGCGGTAAGCCTCGTAGCCGTCGCTTATCAAACGGGCATTCTGCCACATGGCCGCCTGATCAAGAAACTTCTGAAAAGCCTCGCGTCCACCTGCCATGTTCGCGAGGGCCAAAGACTCTTCGATAAGAAGGATTCTGTCTTTTAACCGCCAAGACACAAGGCCATGCTGCTCAAACTTCTTAAAAATTTCGGTTATGGTCACAATGTCGCGCATCTCTTTTTTAAGGGACGCAGACTTGTTGCTAATTCTGTTTTTTATAAAGTTCCACATAGTATATAATCGTTTTAATTGTTTTTAAAAGCACTCTCTATTCTCACGAACCGAGAGCGACTGCATAATTACAACTAAACGACTCTTTTCTATCCTCACGAACAGAAACGGTCATGTAATAACGTTGCAAATCCACTTTAACTTAATTGCTATTTACATTTATAAGCTCTTTAGTGTGTTATGAATCTTGTGCCGTCTACGTTTAGCACAAGAATATCGTTGACAACCCTTATCTCGCCGCTCTCCACAAACTGGACCTTGCGCTGGTGGCGCATGGTGTCAACGGAGAGGCACACACAGGTACCTTCATCCATATGTCCCGTCTTGGTGAGAAACTTGATGTAGAACGGCTTACGCTCTACGTTTCTTGCTGTCTGTGGAGGGTCGAAGCCCGTAACACGGTTTCCTGTACGCGGATCGTTCCACTGCCATCGCTCCATGAACATACGGAGCTCTGTATATGATTGTGTTGATCTATTCATAGAACAATAGTTTTGTCAATCATGCAAGGGAGGAAACTCCAGATGCAGAAACTTGTCGAGCTCGCGGTCCTCCATGCGCTTTATGCCGTGTGCAAACTGCTCTTTGCGATGTCTGAGTGCATCGGGAAAGAGAGCATTGCGAAGAGCGTTCCCCCAATCTTGCTGCGTAGACGACAGGATGTGACTGGGATAGTATGTCAAGGTGTAACACATCAGGCGAACGTCAAGTCTCGGGCGGTCAAGCATCAGGCCTGTGAGGACGAGTGCTCTGTCTTTGTTATAAAGCACCATGTGCGAGGCCATCTCACCAGCATCGTCGCTGCGTACATATAACATGCGGTCTTTGTACTCGCTAAGATATTTCTCTAACAGTCGGTCACATGAGTGATAAGTGGAAAGCACCATGTGTGTAATCCATTTTCTCTCAAAACACAACTGAAGAAACAGGGCCACGTCGTTGGTCACAAGAGGCATAGACAGCACCATGATGTGGGCATCTACGACAATGTGGCTGATAGCCCTGTAAAAGCGCTCAAAGGTCACATCGCCATGCGTGTAGAACGTGAGTACACGCGATGGAGCTTGCATGACGGCTCTCGGCAGCTTACTGTCTGCACAGCAGGGTGGAATGAACAGAAGGGTATCATCCATATTTGAATGTTGATTTTTGAATGTTGAATGTTGAATTGATTAGTCATTGATCAACATCGGCATACACAGTGTCATGATGCAGGACGCGGGATCATCGGCTGTAATGACCATTGCCCGGGTTGGGTCAGACACGGCTATGCGCACCGTGTCTGACGGGATAGTCTGGAGACAATTGCAAATTTCGTTCGTCGCAGTGCCGATGCAAAAATTGTCGGGACAGTCATCCGACAACAAGGGCACCTGGTCTTCGGCGGCTCTTGCAAAATCGGTATCTTGGGCTGAGAGGTTCAAGAACGCACCCTTCTTTTTTATAATCACAAGGTTTGATTCGCTGCTTGCGAAGACACCGACACGTCTTATAGTGTTTACAAGTTCTTTCTTGTCAACAACGCAGAAGTAAGGGTTTTTTGCCGGAATTACTGCTGTGTAGGAGGGATAGCGCCCTTCTACGCAACGGCAACGAATCTCCATGTCGTCTGACGTAAAGACCATTATGTTGCCATCGGTCGAAATGTCCACGGAACCGTCTTCGCCTAAAACGGACAATACCTTGAAATAACATAAACTGATAAGCAAGGGGCGAGGTTCTCCACCGCGGTAAAAGTCGCTGCCACCGTGGGCAGGATCATTGGAGTGGCTGCACTTGAACAGGATCTTGCCGTTGGTTCCGACGAAATTGATGCGTGAGCGGTCTTCAGACACATCAAGAAGCAGACACGCCATGACAGGACGAAGCTCGTTCTCAACGATGAAACGCGAAGCATCGGTAACGACCGACTGGAAGAGCGAAAGAGACAAAGACAGGCGCATTGTCTTCTCTTCGTCAAGGTCTGTCATATTGGGATATTCGGCACCATCAAAACAAGGAATGTCGCACTTTCCTGTACGAGTCTCGTCTGTGCTATATTCCATTGTCAGGCTCTTCTTGTCGTTAAACGTAAGCGTGACAACACAATCGGACAAAGAAGACAGAAGCGAAACAATCTCCTTGTAAGGAATACACACAGGACCCTCATATTTGCCTCCGACAAGAGTCAAGGGTGCAGGGAGAGAAAGACGCGACTCGCCCGTTGACGACACGAAAAAGAAACGGTCGTTTTTCTGTATTATCAGCACATTGCCAAGGATGGCTATCGTGTTTCTTGAACTTATACATTTTATAGACTTATTGAGCGCTGCATAAAGAGCGCGTGAAGATTGTGCTTGAAGTTTCATATCGAATTTTGATTTTTGATTTTTGAATTATCGCTTCGCGATTTTGAGTTTTAAGTTTTGAACTTAGAATTGTGCAATTCTTAAATCAAAATTGATTAATTCACAATCGGCATTGCCGATAATTCAAAACTCAAAACTCAAAACTCCTAATTCTTAAAACGGCAGGTCGCCCACGTCGGCATCGGTAAAGCCAGCGAGCGGATCGGTGCCCTCGGCTGGTGCCACATATCCGGTGACTGCTCCTGCTGCCGCAAAGGTGGGCTGTGCGTATGGCGAAGGCTGTTGCTGTAACTGCGGCTGATAGACCAGAGCGATACGTTTGTTTAGACGATTGCGAAGGGCCTTGAACAAATGCGTGTTTTCGTCGGTTGGGTCTTGGTTTACAATCTCAGGATCGCGCTCCTTGTTCGCTTCCTTTACCTGTTCTACGAGCTTCGGAAAAGCCTTTGCAAACAGTTTTATTGTTTCAATAGGGTAATTCAAACACAATTCATGTGTTGGCACTCGCGGATTGTTATCACCTTGCTCTAAGGCTGAACGACGAATAGCATTCTTGTAGTTCTCGCTCAAAGGCCACATGTTAAGACTCAAGAACGCCATCTGTCGGTTAGGGTCGTTCTTTGCAGCCTTGAACGTGATAGGATTTAAGGGTTGAGGAAAACATACCCAGGGCCAATCAGGGTGTTTCTCGTCGAGATTGGTAAAAACCTTTGTTCCGTTCATACCAAAAAGGTCGGGACTCAAACTGTAACTTGCCATTTTGTTTTTGTTTTAATTTGTTTCTTTATGTTTACTTCTTTCTCGTATCTCATTTCTCTGCCATCCCGCAGCCCAATCTACCGGGGCTGCATTACAACAACGAAACGAAGTGTTCACGCTGTATAGCATAGCACGAAACTCGTCTACTTCCTCAATACTGAAGGGACAATCTTTATTTGCTCGCTTCATCTGATAAGGTTTAATAGAGTCTCGCCATTACTCTTCTACCGGAAGCTTTTTTCGCTCGTCTTTGATATATTCATTGCAGTACTCAGCAGGGACATAAGTATGCGCATAGAACTGTGTGGCCCCTACAATACGCAAGGTTTCCCGGTCGTTCAATACGGTTTTAAATTTGTGTTTGAGATAGCCAAAAACAATGTTTTTAGCTGTCACCACATCGTATGCCCACACAACAAACATCTCGTTTTTATGTACTCCATAATGAGATCGGTCATTGGGGATATAGATTTCAGCATCTATAAAGTTAGCCTTCACCTTGAACGGCTCTTTTACAAGTGCATCGGGATCCTTTTTCAGCTGTTCTTCTTCCTCCTCAATGTCGGCACTTGTACGGCCAATGAAATGGAACTTGCCGATGATTTCCGACTTGGTGATATACACATAGTTTGCTTCTTTAGAATTAAAGATCTTGTTTACGGCTCCCTCGGCATAGTCAATGGCACAATCTTGTGCTCCACGCAGAGAGTCGCTACGCACGATAAGCACGGCATTCTCGTTGTTGCTGCTACGAACAGTAACTTTTACATGAACGAGACGAGAAAAATACTGTTCCTCTTCCGCACGGAAAGGACAATCAGAAATTTCAACCTCATTAACGCCTTGCTTTTTAAGTCCGTTAGCCAACTTGTCGGTGATAAGTTTTCCTCGCTCCAGCAACACCTCGCAACGGTCTATTTTTACCGTTTCTTTGGTGCTTTCGTCAACAAACTCTTCGGCCCATGTGCGAGCGGCCTTCTTTGCCAAATAATGGCCAACCGCTTCTTCAACCGGCACTACTCTTGTCTTGTAGTCCTTTCGTAAAATTATCTTTTCCATAATCTATAATGAATTAAAATGTTACATTCTCGTTTTTTGATTTTCAGAACGGCATATTCTCCTCGTCCTTTATATCTGGAACACTTACCGTTGTGCTATTTGTTGCCACAAGTGGAGCCATTCGCCTACCCTGCTTGCGCGTCTTGTTGTTCTCCCACCGTACTTTCTCTTCATCGGTGAGCTGCACGATATTGCCGTCATCATCGCGGTATGGCAGCGGGTCAGGCTGCTCGGCATATTGCTTAGCTATGCGCTTAAGCTCTCGATAATCCTTCGGTATTGCATCCTTGCCAGGGCGGTAGAAGAAGAAAACGTGCTTCGACGTTTGGAGATAGCGGATAAACTTCGGCTCGATGGTGTTGTCATTCTCCCACTCACGACCAGTGAAGTATTCCTGAGTTACCCATGCCTGTAGCTTGAAGCACTTTCGCTGCTTATCGCTCTCGTTCTCGAAGAGGTGCTTGGGGTTGCACGTTATCGACATATTTTCGCAATAGTCGTATATCTTCTTCTTGAAGGTGGCACGGCTATACTCCTTGCTCTTACCTTCAGAAGCGTCTGCCCAATCGCGCATAAACTCGTTGAACATATCATCCGTACATATCGGCACTCCGTAGACCTCATTACGAGAGAAGAACCATTCAAAATAGCGGACAATGCTCTCGGTGAGCTTCTGCACCATCTGACGGCGACGCACATTGCCTTGCGGCGCAATGGCAAAGGTGTGGTAACGCATCAGGAACTGCACTGCAAGGGCGCAAATGTAAATGGCTTGGTTACGGTCAGTGTCGTCAATTTCCTCCGGCTTATCACTGAAGTTCTTCATCAATGCCGACATCAGACGTGCTGTCTTACGCTTCTGCGGATTGGCTCGGGCAAAACGATTCGAGAAGCTGACGAGAGGGAAACGTCCTACGGTCGAATCATCATCATCGGACAGCGGATAGTTGCAGGTGATGACGTGTTTAGGGGCATCTTTTAGTGGGACAAGTTCCTGGTCTACGCTCTTCTTTTCTACCGTCAGTCCTGTAGTAACCATATTATAAAAATACTTCATTGGGAATCCTTTTTGCTTATCCTCCCAGTGTAGAACCCTATACTTGAACGGCTCGCTGAGTAGATTGCCCAGCACAAACCTTGCATCGTTAATATGCTCCATACGCTTCATGTCAATGTCGAGCACGTTCACAGCACTGCCAACTACCAGTTTCACGATGATAGACTTGCCCGAACCACCAGTAGCCTGTTTCTCGTTGGGAATGTCATCTTCAAGAAAATACGGACAGACTGGCATCATACCCTTGTCGGAACGATAACACAAACGTCCAATGCCTGAAATCATATTGACGAAATGAGCGCCGATAACGGCTTTTTCCAATTCCGTCAATTCTTCTTTGTTGCGCTGCGCTTCCTGCTCTCGTTCCCAAAGAACATTGGAGCATCCTCGCACGATACGCAAAATGGGCCAAAGATCTTTTTCTTGCTTCCCCTGCCAATTGACATCCCAACGGTAGGTTTGCGCCCATTCTTCAAGGTCGGCTTTCATCTGCCCTATCTCGAATGTAGAGAACACCAAAGACCCGTCCTCATTCTGCATCTTCTCCTTCTTGTCTATCGCTTCCAGTCGGTCACGGTATTCCTGTCGCTCAGTTATGGTGAAAGGTGTCTTAAACGCTCGCATCGTGAAGTCATACGGCTTCTTGGCAAGCGAGGGGATGAAGAAATTGATCTCGTCGTAAGACACCGTGCGGATGCTGTCGGGCGTTATCTTCAGTGCAACATTATTGAAGTAGAAATACTCAGTCTTGGCATCAAAAGCATCGGCAAAATTTATCACCATGCTCTGTAAACCTCCAGCAGACTTTTCCGTGAAGGCCTTGTCTACCATATTGGCACAATCAGACATCAAGCGTCTCTCTTGGTCGCTATATCGCCATGCCTGTTTCGTATATTTCAATAACAATGTCTTTGCTGCCTGGATAATGCTCTTTACGTCAATATACTCCACGAGGCATTTGTTCAGGTGGATATATTGACCAACAAGGTCGGTGCTCTCGGGGTCTATCATGCGGTAATATCCGCGTGCCGTCATAAAGAGCCACAATCGCGTAGGCGACACCTTGCAGGTAGGTGGCTTTAGCTTGCCGCTTCTGGGATCACGCGGCCATTCTATATCAAACGGCTCTGTGTTGCTCGCTCCACGCAAACTGGAGTAAAGCGGTAGACGGACATCATGGTCGAACTGGAAGTTCTCTTCTGCGTTCATGGTGTACGCCAGCAGATAGTCGCGCACGCTTCGGGGAGAGCAGCCATATAGCCACTGCCAGCGTCGGCAATAACGTGACCGGAACCCTTCAGGTAACATGGCATAGTACAATGAGCTGAACTTGGTGCATATAGCTCCGCAGTCGCGCTGTGAGACAATATCGTTGGGGTATAGGATGATAACGTGCTCGGCAAAGCGGTTCATTTTCTGAAATTGTACACCGCTAAAGTCAAGATTCTCACGTTTCCACTCGCCATGCTCTATATACCAAAAGTTTCTCCGTCCAATGGAGAAAGCGACATGATACCAACAGAAATCTTGGAAATGCTGGTCTTCTATCTTGTCAAGGCGCAAGGAACGCATAGCATAATACACGCTCAATGCGTCTTCGGGTGTGCGACAAAAAACGATGTTGCGAGCCTTTATCTCGGCAGTGGGTATCTTCTTCTTTTCTTGCTTGAACGTACCCTTGCCCACACCATCCTTGTCTTCACGTTCCACCCATATTTCCTTCTGCTCGGTGTATTTCTCTTCAGGGTCGTACTTAGCGATGGCAGCATGTACGGCTGTGTTGTCGCTCTTGCGCTGATCCATTGCATATACGAACACGTTGTCACCCATGAGCCACTTGCTCACCTTCCTCACGCTGTGCTCCTCTGTCGTAGAGAACACTATCGGTTCACTCCCTGCCATTGCCGGACGGAAGAAACATCCGTATGAGTTCTGCAGACCTATCTCCTGCGAGGCAAAGCATACGAACAGCGGATTCCAGGGTGTGCCATGGATAATCTCGCTCACATGCTGACCGTCGCGTATCACATCAGGCAGCGTCACGCTCAGAAGGGAATAGATACGGAAGTCCTTGTTGAGCATATCGGGCGTAAACGTACAGCCAAAGCCGAAGCGAGGCAATCCTTTGTCAAGCGTCACCTCACACCCAAGGGCTGCAAGTTCTTGTGGCGAGAAGTCGGTCTTCGGCATGAAAGAGAATGTCTCGATGGTCTGCTGTGCCTGGGTACGGTAGTCCATCTTGGCAAACACTTCGGGGAAGGCACGGTGCACCTCGTCGGTATCGCCATACACATCCCTTACAAGTCTTTGGCAGATGCGCTGAAGACTATATCCGTGCATCGGGAGATCCATCTTCGCTGCATACAGTTCGATGGCTCCGTAGCCCATCTTGCCAGTCCGGGTGCATTTCCATTTTACAGCTCCATGTTCAGACAGACGATTGCCGTCAACGCCATTGCCATCATACAGTCCACCTCGTTCATTCTCGTAGATAATGAAATGAGGCGTCTGCTTGACATCGGCATCTGCGTCCTGCCCCTTCTTACAGATAGGACAGAAGCACGCGGTCTGACCCTCGATGCGCTGCTCGTTGGCAGACTTCACGAGAAGGTGCAGGTCGATGTTGGCGAGACGATTTATTATCGGGTGATAGAACATGATCGCAGTCGTTGTTTTAAAAGGATAGCCAGTGATTTGCCAAACGTTTTTCGACATCGCAGGTGTTCTCAAGCTTTTACATCCACACCTTGCAGCCTACTTATAGGAGGACGTTGCCGCTACCTCTGTCACCATACTACCCTTTATATTTTACATTTGTTTACAACTGTCTTTGCAGCAATTGTCGTTGAAATCTTTAGAGAAAGGACAGCCGACGAGCATCGCTCTAAGAAGGGCGACGGGTCCCCTACGCTTTTTTAATAAGCTACCTTCACGTCGTACTGTCCTTTATGTCGTTACATTTTCGAGACCTTCTTTTAGAGGTTCAAGAACGTCTCTGTCCTGTAATGTCGGATCTTGCAATAGCAAAGACGCTGCATGCAGGAAACCAACATCCTGACAAACTCCTCAAGAGCTAAAAAGAGTTCGTTCAGACCTATTATAGTCACAGCTATACGCCAATAACATTTTCCGTTTCTGAATCTACATGAGTGCTCTCTGTCTATGTAGAGATTCCTTACGTTACCAGGCATCCTTTTGTATATCATCTGGCAAGCGTCCCTTACAAGAAGAAAGGGAGCACCGTAGAAAAGAAGAGTTGGTACATCAAAATTATCGCCCTGCATCAGCATGGTGTAGGCGATACGGTGCTTCTCCATACGCTTCTTCGGCACGAACGGCATCTTTATGTATGTGTCTTGAATAGTGGGCATTTTACTTTTGTACTTTATTTCTTATATCATCGATTATTTTTTTAGCCGCGTCCGGGTCGGACGTAACTAAAAGTCGTTTTATCAAACAAGACAGCTGCCAGGTTGTATAGATGCTGCGTTTACAATCATACACAGGACTATGAACAACACCGTTCTTCTCTTTGTAATCGCTCACCAAAGCATAAGGTGAACGTTTCTGAAGAAACATATAGTCTGAAATGACGGTCTTCTGTTCAAGGGTTTTGTAGATAAGGTCGCCAACTTCATATATATACGTCCTGTGATCACGGAGATGTGTATGTTGCACAGGCAAGGCGTAAACAAGACGCGAACAGAGGTTGCGAAGAATGGCTATATCAAAATCCGTTCCCTGTGCCCACAAACGAACCTCCTTTTCACCTAACACTTCCTTGACTGAATTGATCCAGTCAAAAAAAACCTAAGATAACCGTCTGAATAGGATAACATGGCATGTCGTCATTGTCGGATGCGGTCAGTTCGTTTTTTGCTTCCTGCGATTGTGAAGCCCACCAGTCGGATGTTTTCTTCTCGAACGTAAAGCCGCCGAGCACCCAAAGGCTTCGAAGATCCACATGATAATAGTAACTGAAAAAAGGATCTTCTTTCTTCTCGTCGTTTAGAAGAAACGGAGTGTCCTCGGCATCTTTCTTCCAGGCTACAGCTCCAAGCGAGATCACGGCCGCCGTGGGGGCGAGACCCGTGGTCTCTAAATCGACAGAAACGTCAATCATATATTTTACGGTTTACTTTAATCTATATTGTTTTGGTGTAGCGAGGTCTGTTCAGAAAAGACCTTCAGCAAAGGTAAAATGCCGATGTCTTCCCAGTCTTTCCATTTGTCGGACGTAAAACGGGTGCGTGTCGTCCGCTCGCTCATTCCGTTCTCTTTCATGAAAGAAGCGAATTTCTTGCAAAGGCCTTGCCCCTGCTCCTTGAGTTTTGCATAGAAGCGCCCGTTATCTTCGTCCGCCAGCGAAAGAGGGAAATCCTCGGGGGCATTCTGTTCAGGATAATAAAAATCTTCAATTTTCCGCTTCACCTCTGGTGACGCTAAAAATTGCCTTTTACACTCCTTAACGCCTATCAATTCCCAAGCTGAAAAACCTTTCTGAAAGAACCTCTTATAAAAGGTCGCAATTGAAAAGCCCTTGGGCATCAAAAAAAGCATCAGCGCTTTTTTCTCTTCTGCTGACACGTCTTTTATGTAAATAGGCGTGCGAGGACCCGTTATTTTTCTAAAAATTTCCTTGGTCATTCGATTTTTAATTCTTAAATTTGATGCAAAGATACATTTTCCGTATTGATGTTGCAAATATTGTAATCATTTTAACAATTCTTTTTAACTTATTTTTATATTACAAATCATTTTTATCGTAATTTACGCTATGAAGTACCAGTACAATTTTGGGTTTCTAAAACAGTGGTTGGCTGCTAACCCGCAGCTTCAAGTCAAGACTATACAGGCCGCGCTGGGTTCAAAATCAAACAACAGTTGGAAAAGCTGGCTTAACGGCGAGGGCACCTTGCCTGTCATCAGTCTTCTTCGTCTGTGCAATGCATTTCAAATTCCACTGTCTGCCTTCTTCCGCAATGCCGACTCCAATGGCGAGGCTGCCGTTGTGCCCGGCATACCGACTATAGATGATGAACTTGAGCCCAAAGGCGGCTTTGACCGTGCTCCGTCTGAACGTCTGCCGGGCGAGAAGAGTTACCTCGACCCGCTTGATGTCGAGATCTGCGCCACAAATATTCCGGGGGTAACGGTTAGACAAGATAAAAAAGAAAATGCAGTCGAAGACGAGCAGGAGGCATCTAATAACAAAGATGTAGCAGACACGAAAAATGATGATGCCGCGTTGCCTGCAAATCTGGGCAACATGAACAGCGAGAACCTTAAAAGTCTGATAAAATTGCAGATGCAGCACACCACAATAGAGTCGCGCTATCTTGACAACCAAAATCGGCTCCTCGACATCATAGCCGCACAGCAGAACCAAATAGCTAATCTCACTCGACAGTTAAACAGATACGAATTGTTGAAAGCAAAGGAGTATGGCAGCGATATGGTGTCCGACGAGCTGAACAAATAATTGAAAAAGCAGTCATCTGTTTATCACGAATAAGTGGCTGCTTTCGTATAACAAAGGAAACATGTGCTATACTTTAGTGTAACTTAACTTCATACGAAAAACAAAAAATCATATAACATTACGTTCGTTGATGGCTGCCATCTTGCGGCAATAAAACTCCTTTTCTTCTATCTTCGTAAGCGTCATGTCGGCACTTGCATACGGCACGTCGGCATACCAGTAGCCTTGGTGCAGGAACACAATAGGTGTACTGTTGCCGAAGGTCATGGACAATGGCAGGTTGTCTTTTGTGCGATTCGGCTGAAGGTTGAGTATGCCAAACAGTTCTGCCTCACTCACGACTGGCAGGTCATTCATTTCTTTTTCTAAATCGGTGCCTTCGATGGGGAAGAAGAACACTCGTCCTTCAGGCGACACCGCCCTGTCCCATCCGTCACGTTCGGTGGTCTCGGCAAACTCCACAGCTTCCACTCCACCTGCCATGCCTTCGGGCGACTCGTAATAGTGCTCTGCTCCATGTTTCTTGGCCCAATCGAGAGCCTTCTGTTCGGCTTCTTGACAACGGTGCATGAATTTTTGCAACTCTTCGCCAACATCTGATATAGCTAAAATCTTGTAATAATAATGCAATTTCTTCATTTCTATATTTTTTAATTAGTAATTATTAATTAGTAAGTCAAACATATCGTAGCGCAGCGTAGATGACCGGCTCTCCACATTCATCGTCTTTCATCTTGAAGCCCCTTGCGGCCAACTCCTGAAGATACAAAGCCAAGGGATCACCCAGCGGACAAACTACGGCTTTAAAGTATGTGCGAAGCTGATAGTCGGTAAACACGTCGCAGTCCTCACGCCAATGGCCCAACGGCTTGTATTTTTCACAGAAAGCTTCTATCTTGGCAGGGATAACAAAGTCTTGCAAGGTAACTTCCGGCTGCTCGGTGTTCTCTATTATGTCTTGTTTCTTTCTACCCATGAGCTCTTATATTTTATTCTTTTTACTATAAGGCGAGGTAAAAAACAAAGAACAAGAGAAGAAACACTGAAAACAAGAAGAGCAAGATTCCACCATTCTGACATAGACTTTATATTCTTCGTGTTCTTTTCCTTCGTCACATTCGTGCTGTCCTTCTTCGCCCAGTGGGTGCCAACGTTCAGCTTATTACTCAACACTAAGCTATCTATAGTGTGCTGCATCCGTGATATTATCTCTTCTTGATACTTCAGTCGTGCCTCGTATGTGACATTGCGCTCATAGTCGCCCTTGCGGTGTATGGTACGGTCGGTGGTGGTGGTCTTGTTACCCTGGGCATCCGTGCTCTCTGTCACTCGCTCAGTGATGGTCTCCTCGTTGCTACCCTTGTCGGTCATGGTTCCGGACGTATGATTCTCGTCCGTGACTGTAACGGCGCTACTGTCCGTCCTCGTTTCCGATTTTGTCACGCTGTCCTTAACGATGGCTACGGTGCTATCACGCCGTTGCTCACTACTCCCCTGCTCCACCTTCTTTGAAGCGGCGCAGCTCGCAAACATGATTGCAGCCATAAGCCATAATGTAATGATCTTGATTTTTCCCATGTGTTTTAATATGTCTTGTTGGTTTCTGCATACAAAAGTAAAAAAAGTTGCTGACCCAAACAGGACATACTAAAACACCGCCTACCCTTGGGAATGGGTAAGCGGTGTGAAATGTTTATTGCTTTACGATCTTATATTTTAAGGTTATTGTCTTGCCGAATACCTTTGCCAAACATTTTTTAGTATGATTTAAAACGGCAACATCCGAGAAATGTGCTTCTATCATTTCCACTTGGGCCTTGCTCGTAGCACCAAGACATACTGTACCGTTCTCAAACGATATGTACCTAACCCTTCTCAAGTCAGAAGCAAGTTGTTTGTCGATTAAGTTTAAAAACATCTGCCATGCTTTTTCCCCCGGCTTCTCTTCCTCAGCTTCGGCAAAGTCAAACGTCTGCTGCCGTGGCTCGGGCTTCGCACTATGCTGCTTTATCCATTGCTCCATAATGTAAAACACGAAGTCTTCCATCGTACCACTCCATCTATGCGGCTGCTCAACTGCTTTTTGCACACCATTATAGGCATACGTCTTGAAGTCGTTCCAAAGGTCTTCAGGAACACCGGCAACAAACGTTTTGAGCCGTTCTTTGTCGAGGGTAGGATATAGCGACATCAGCTTGGCGCACAAACGCTTTTCTGACGAGCCACGATGCAGTTCCAGGTCTCGCGCCACACCCAACGGCGTGCGCTTGATGTGAAACTTTATCTTTTCCGGATTGCCACGTTTTGTGCTGCCTCTATAAATAGGCTCGTAGCCTTTTTTGTCTGGGTCAACACACGAGAGCATTATCTCTATCTTGTTTTCCTCGCACAGTCGTTCCATGTCACCACGCGCCACATCCAACACCTGTTTGCGGAACTGTGAGAATTTTTGATATTTCTCAGTAGTCACGACCTTTGCGGGTTGCGTATCGTCGCTTTTCTCAACGTCTACCTTAAACATACCCAACGCATCTTTCAACTCATGATAGTCTATAACCGGGTGCATCTGCCCTTTGCTCGCATACTTCATCAACAGGAGGTAAAGACGTGACGTGTAAGCCGAGTTGCAGAAATAGGCTATTCGTTCAAGATGATTGAAATATCCGTCCGTCATATCAAACACGGCTTTTGCTACCTCGATGTTGATCGTCACCTCAATATATCCGTCACGTCTAAACTTGCGCACCTCCTGTCCGTCCTCGTCTAACTTTGTACCGCTATCCCCCGAATAGTTAAGGTCTTCTCCTTCTCGCGACGTGAAATTCTTAGGAATAAATATCTTACTGAAGATAGGCATGTAGTCCTCACCTTTTCTAAGTCCTGTTGCTGGATCAAAACGCGGAAGGTGAAACTCAATTTTCTTCATTTGGTTTATCACCTTCACCGACTCGTCATAATGACTACTGTCTATACCAAAGTCAGCCAGACGCAAACGTATCGATCCCATCTTTAGCAGGTCTTCTTTCGTTATGCCTCCATTCGGACGTTCTTTGCTCAAATATCGGTGCTCATTCAAGAACTTGGCAAAATGGTCTTGCAGTCGTCCGCTTACCAACAACATAACATCCTGCTGTATGAGGGAATAGCTTTTAGCGTATGATGTATAGTTGACGGGCGTGTTAATCCAGCGCAGCTCATTTAGGGCAAGTTGCAGTTGGTTTTCTCTATCTTCTTTTCTCGCTTTCTTTGCCATACCTACGTTTTTATTTACTTAAACCTACGTTTTTATGTACCAAAACCTACGGATTTGTTTACCAACTCCTACGTTTTTGTTTACTTCGTATGCTCTAACTCGTTGGTTTTCAGCTTCTCAAAAAATCTTTAATATAATATAAATACAAGCTATT